AGTGTTACTGTGCCTGTGAACGCAACACCTACCGGGCTAACTGTAATTGAGTTTGCACCATTAGTCATTGCAACGTTGCCGGCAGCCAGCGTGACGCCGACTGCTGGAGTTGCTGTGTGCCACAGAGCCATGCCACCAACACCGCCTTGTGCGTAGCCGGAAAATGTCGTTACACCACCAGCGTCAAAACGAACTTTTTCGGCACCCGCAATTGCGATACTCACTCGACCGGCGCCACTGTCGTACGTACCTTTGGTTGCATCTGATGCAAACGTGTATGCAGGAAGTGCTGCTGTTCCAGCCGCCAGTGTTATCTTGGCTGTGTTGACCCAGTCTGTACCATTGTATTGTAGGACATTGTTTGTTGCTGGTGCAGTAAGAACTACGTCTGTTAGATCATCAAGTGCCAGGTTCTCGGCTGTAAGAATTGGGAATGCTGAGCCGTTGACGCCTGCAATCCACTGGTCCGTTGTTTCATCCCACTCGAGTAGTGCAAATGGGTCTACGCCACGATCGACGTGGATACCCGCATCGCTTGCTGCACCTTTTGTGAAGTTGATGAACGAATTACCTGCATTTGCAAATGTTGGTGCTGCTGAGAACGTTTTGGTGCCTGTGATTGTTTCTGTGCCAGCGAGGTGAACAACGAGGGCATCAAGAGCTGCAACTTCAGCATCTGTTGCAAGAGCTGAAAGTGCAATACCACCATCTGCTAGCGCTGTACCAAGACCCGCAACTACGACCACGTTGCCGTTTACACCTACGAAATCATCAAGTTTTGTTGCGATTTCTACATCAGTTGCTAGGGCTGTTAGAGCTGTACCACTGTCAATGATTTCACCAACACCGTTGAATGTGCCAACATTACCAGAAACAGCTGCACCTTGAATTGGCATGAATGAGCCAGAAACCGATGCCATATCAACGAACGTTGTGCCGTCGTTTGTAAACTGCCACTTGTCTGTTGCCTCATTCCAACGAATCGAAACATCGACTGAAGCGCCACGATCAATTGAGAACAGTGCGTTTGCAGGACCTGCTGCTCCCTTGTTCATGTAGAACTGTGAGTTTGGTGTACCGTCAACGTCTGCTTTCAACGCAAGAGCGTTGTTCATATCTGTAAACGTTGGGTAGTCAACAAGTGCTGCTGTTGGATCAGCAACAACGCGGTTCTGAGGACGTACATCCATGATTACCACAGAAGTAATTTGGGTAGTTGCTGAGGTCATATATACAGCCGCCAATGGCAAGTTGCCTGTTGGTGGAGCTGGGATGGCTGGTGCTGCTGATGATGTGCCGTGCGTTAGTACAACGGAACCAGCTGCGTTCAATGAGACCAATGTCCAACGATTTAGGGAACCTGGAGCTGCAATTGCCGGTGAATTACCACCTGGAAATTCCACAACTTCATTATCAGCATTCCAGAATGAACCTGCACGAATGCTTACCGTGAGATTTGGAATCAGCTGTGCGGAAACAGAAAGAGGCGCAAACTGAGCACCCAGTTCTTTGTCTGTTTCACCTTTGATAGGAACAGCGTTCGACATAATTTTTCTCCTTGAAAACCGCCGAGTAAAATGCGTAAGGGTATTTATTGAAGATGCTGGGTAAACGTTGTCGTTTCTGGTGGGCCGGCGTAAAATCTTGTATCTAGGAGAAGAATGAATGAGTTATATTTCTGCAATCACGAAAAACGAGGACGTCATCGTTTGGGAGCGAGACGAGAATGGCCGAACAGAAGTCGTTTACCCGGCACCGCACTATTTCTACATTGATAACGTCAATGGCAAGTATCGAACGATTTATGGAGATCGAGTTTCCAGAGTTGAATGCATTAGCAAAAGCGATTTTTACAACAAACGTCAAGAATACGAACGCAATGGACACACTTTGTACGAAAGTGACATCGCATCAGAACAACGCGTTCTTTCAATGGCATACTATGCCAAACCAGCACCAAAGCTTCATATCACGTTTCTAGACATTGAGGTTGATTATAACCCCGAACTGGGCTTCGCAGGCGTTCAAAATCCCTATGCTCCCATTAGTTCAATTGCTATGTTTCACGAATGGAGCAATGAATTGGTTGTCTACACCGTTCCACCAGAAGCAGGATGGACAACCGAACGACTACTTGAAGAAATCGGCAAGGACGTACCTATTCCAACAACATATAAACTTCGACTACACGTCTGTGAAAATGAACTCGAACTTCTCAACAAGATGATTGATGAGATTAGTGATGCTGACGTTCTTTCTGGTTGGTACAGTGATTTGTTCGATATGCCATACATCGCAAAGCGCATGGAGCGCTACAAGATTCCGCTTTCAAAACTCGATTTTCGGGGTTGCAAGCCAACCTGGCGCGAAGTGTTCTCCAAAGCTATTGTTGATGTGCAAACAGGAGAACGAAAGAAACTTGGTGATACGATCGATCTTGAAGGTCGAATCCGTGTTGACTATCAATTACTATACAAAAAATACGAAGTAGCTGATAAACCATCATACAAACTAGCATCAATCGAACAAGAGGTTGGTCTGGGACTTCCAAAGTTGGAATATCAAGGCTCATTACATGATTTGTATCGGAAGAACTACGGGTTCTTCACACGATACAACATTCGAGATGTTGAAATTCTGCACGGTTTCGAACAAAAGCTTGGCTACATCGAGCTTGCAAATCAAATGTATCACATTTCAACCGGATTATTCGAGCACGTCACGGGCACTTTGAAACTAGCAGAGTTTGCTATCATTAACTATTGTCATCACGTGTTGAAACGTGTTGTACAAAATGCAAAGCCACCAGCCGTTGATCAACAAATTGCAGGAGCGCTTGTACTATATCCACAAGTTGGACTGCATGAATTCATTGCTTCCATCGATATCAACTCTCTGTATCCAAGTGCTATTCGAGCTATCAATATCTCCCCGGAAACACTTCGTGGTCAGTTTCGTGAAGAGGAAAAAGCAACCGAAGCAATTGCCAAGGGGACTTTTGCTCAGCTTCATTTAACACTCGAAACGGGAGAGGTCGTAGTAATGTCCGGTGATGAATTTCGAGACTGGTTGAAGAAACGAAAGTGGGCCGTCAGTGGATTTGGTACGGTATTTGATCAAAACGAACAAGGAATCATTCCGACAATTCTTGCCGAATGGTATGCGATGCGACGGAAATATCAAGCGATGAAGAAGGAAGCTGAAGCTGCAGATGATCACGATAAGGCTGACTATTATGATCGTCTCCAGTATGTGTTCAAGATCAAATTGAACTCACTGTACGGGGCGCTCACCAATTTGTATTTCCGCTTCTACGATCTTCGGATGGGAGAGAGTACAACTGGGACTGGCCGCATGATTCTACGACACCAATGTCGAAAAGTTGCTGAAATTCTTGACGGCAATTATAATGTTGAGTTTCCTCAATATGATACACCGAAAAGTGCTAGTGAAGCTGGTGTCGCTGATGCGGCTGCATTAGGTGGACCAGTGTTCAACGGTCGCTTTATGGCAGAATCGGTTCTATATGGCGACAGTGTTGCTGGTGATACTTTGATAGAGACAGTTAAAGGTCCAAGAACGATTGAAAGTTTATTTACAGCAACCAATAAACAAATTGACAAGAAAGAATATTGTTTCTTACAAGACCAACAAGCGCTTACTTACGATAAAGAAACAAAACAAACGTGTTTTAGACCAATTAAATACGTGATGCGTCATAAAACAACCAAACAATTATATCGCGTGTGGATTACAAATCGTCAATATGTGGACTTGACTGAAGACCACTCTTTAATAACATACAAAAACACCCAACAGAGAAAAACGTCAGGAGATTTTTTGCAAGAAACAAAACCAACTAACATTTGTTCATCATTACTAACTCTTCCCTACATTCCCTTTAAAGGAACTTGTCAAACCGATTATTCAAAACATCTTTATACATTAATGGGCTATGTTATGGGCGATGGTTATGTAGATAAAACTAAAACGGGCGGAACATTACTTTCAGTTGGAAGACAGGATTTAAATGTCGTTTGTTCGAATCTTTTACAACCTCTAAAGGAAGATGGTTGGATTTCATCGTGGTATGTTAAGCCAAACGGTCACGATATTCAAATTTCTTCTGTAAAGCTTCGCAAAACGCTGCGAAAACATCTCTACGAAGAAAACCAAAAGATTATTCCACGTTGGTTATTTACTGACACCACTGAAAATATTTGTGCCTTTTTGCGTGGTTGGTTTTCTGCTGATGGTTGGTCAAATAATCAAAAGGTTGTTGGCCTTGCAAGTGTCAACGAGCAACACATTAAAGACATTCATAGATTATTGCTGTTGTGTGGGATATCATCAACGTGGTTTACAGAAAACACACCCAATTCCTATAACGGGCAACCAACGGGAACATTTTCAACAAGACTTACAATTAGAAATCAAAAAGACTTTTACTCTTTGGTAGGATTTATACAACCACGAAAAACAAAGAAGTGGAATGAGGGACGGAAAAAACAAGCAGAAACACGATACAATCTTTCATTTGCTAAATGTTTAAAAGTTCAAGCTCTGCCCCCAAGAGAACAATACGTCTATGATATTGAAGTTAATGATACTCATCTGTTTTATGCGAATGAAATACTTGTTCACAACACTGATAGCACATATTTCCGAACACATTGTACAAACGTCCAAGACGCTGTCAAAGTTGCAGATGCAGTTGCGAAAAAGGTCAACGAGTCATATAAAGCATTCTTACAACAGACTTTTTTGTGTAATGAAGGCTTCGATGAGGTGATTAAAGTCGGTAGAGAGATCATATCGGACCGTGGGATTTTAGTTGATAAGAAACGCTATGTATTGCATGTTGTTGACAAGGAGGGTAAACCGTCAGATAGTATGAAGGTCATGGGTCTTGACACAAAAAAGACCACATTGCCACGTCCTATCGCTGATCGACTTAATGCGTTTGTTGCGGGATATCTGAAGGGTAGCTCGTGGGAAACTGTGGCTAGAGAGGTTGTCAATTACAAAGATGAGCTGCGCGCTGTAAAGGATGTGATGCAAATTGGACTTCCCAAGGGAATTCATGGTATTGAAGATTATGAGAGGCAATATCGACAATTCGGTGAAGATACGCGTCTGCCCGGCCACGTGGCAGCAGCAATTCATTACAATCAATGTTTGAAGGAGTACGGAGATAAGATCAGTCCACCAATCACAAATGACATGAAAATCAAGGTCTTTTACCTCGATGCACTTCATCAACTCGGCGGTTCGAAATTCAAAAGTATTGCTCTTCCAACCGACATTGAAGTTGTGCCACCGTGGTTCCTAGAAAATTTTGACATTGACTACGATGCTCACATTGAACGATTAGTTGACAATCCACTCCAAAACATTTTGAAAGCAATAGGAAAGCGAACACCAACGAAACAAGATTTGTTGTTTGATGATCTTTTTGGCTAGGAGGAATGATGTATCCGCGAATTGTTTATTGCGCTTGGTCCATTGGCAAATTTGTTCTCTTGGCTGCGGCAATGGCAGGGCTTCTTTGGCTTGTTGCTGGTAAGGCAAAGGCCGACGAACAACCGCCGTTCCCTCTAAATGCTCAATCTGTACTTGTCATCGATGCTGAGACAGGTGAAAAAATCATCGAGAAAAACGCAGAAGACATCCGTTCGATCGCCTCGATTACAAAACTAATGACAGCTGTTGTTATTCTCGATGCTCGTCTTGATCTCGAGGAAGAAATCGTAATTACACAAGAGGATGTTGAGGCAACACGAGCGGATAGTGGAACGAGCCGTTCATTACCAGTTGGTGCAAAGCTCACTCGAGCGGAGCTACTCCATCTGGCGTTAATGAATTCCCAAAATCGCGCTGCCGCTGCTCTTGCACGCACTTATCCAGGTGGGGTTGATGTTTTTGTGGGTGCGATGAACCACAAAGCACAAATGATTGGAATGTACAGTACAAAGTACGTCGATTCGATTGGATTGCGTAATGACAACGTCTCAACCGCCACAGACCTTGCCATTCTCGTTCGACATTCAAGTGATTACGTTCTCGTTAAGGACTTCAGTACATCGACTCAATTTGAGATGACAACGTATAGTAAAAAGCGAGCCAAAAAGGTTGGCTTTGGTACCACGAACGGCCTTGTTCGAAAGCCTGATTGGACTATCGAAGTTCAGAAAACTGGCTACATCAAGGATGCCGGCCGTTGTGTTGTAATGATGACTTCAATGGGCGTGAAAAAGGTTATCGTCGTGTTGCTCAATGCCATTAGTAATGAAGCTCGGGCTGCTGATGCGTCAAACATCAAGCATTGGGTGGAGACGGGAGAAGCGCCAAAGAAACCGGCACCGCCGAAGAAACCGATCAAGAAACGCAAATGAAGCGCCTATACACGTCATACTATTCCCGTTCAGGGAAACGACCAGAAGCTGTATCAATTAGTGCAAAAGAACCGTTCTTCTATAAGGGAAAACGAATGCGTTCTTTGGCTCCGTCGTGGGAGTTACTTCGTGATATCAAAGGTGGCACAATCAATGCGCAGGAATACACTCGCCGTTACGGGAAAGAATTAAAACAACGTCATCTAACCCCGGGCGCTGTCGTTGATGCTCTTCCCGAGGGTTCGATCCTGCTATGTTATGAAGGTCCAGGAAAGTTTTGCCATCGACACATTGTTGCTGTATGGTTGAATCTTTCAGGCGAAGCAGAAGTCTTCGAGCTGGAGAAGGATGGCTCACCGCGCACTACACCAACGTCTGTTGACGATCTTGTTGCACTTCTTGACGCAGACAGCGAAAAGGAGGAAAATGGTGAGTAGAACAAGGATAACAAATGAAACTCGACCCATTTACCCTCGCATATATTCAAAACGTTGTTGAGACGGCCCTTCTCGTTCATATCGATAGCGTCATCATCGAACCGGACAAAATTCGAGCAGTTGACGATGATCGCCTCGTTGTAATCTTCCAAGACCACGACGTTCCAGTTCTTCCCTTTCGCTCGATTGGTCTCAATCGAATCGACATTTTCATGTCGCGCTACCAGATCGCAAAGAGTTGCGACAATGTTGAAATTGAAGCGACTCTGGACGACGCAAAAGAATTTGCACGAGCATTAACGATGAAAGGTAAGGGTGTAAAGATTGATTATCGTTGTGCAAATCCTGCTACGATTGCAGCTCCTAAAACACTGAATGACACTGTGAAATATCGTATCACACTGACACCCGAAGCTGTTCTCCTAATGTCCAAGGGTGCTTCCGCAATGAAAGCGGATGAGATCGAGTTTGTGGGTGACCCAGTTGATGGGGTGTCGTTTAAAATGGAAGACATTAACAAAGATACATTCGTCCACACATTCGCCAGTTCCTACACACTCGAGGGTGCGACTGGAATGCCGTCGAAGTTTGCCCATAGATATCCTGTCAAACACCTGTTGACACTATTCAAACAGTGCCCTGACGGCGACTTCTTCTTAACATCAAAAGGCATGATTAAAGTCGTTGTAAACAAGCTGGATTTGTACATACCACCGAGGACATAACAATGGGAATGTTTAGTTTTTTACAAGCAACACAACGACCACCGGAAGGACCTACTCTTGAAGAGCGTCTCAATACTCGTTTTGATGAGCTTGCCAATCGTCTAATTAGAATGGAAGAGGCAAATGCAATCCTTCGACACGACAACGCACAACTCCGTACAAAGGTTGAAGGATTTGAAAAGAAAGAAATCGAAGAACAAGCCAAGTACGATGCAACCGATCCCTGGATTAAGATTACGAGCGAAGGATTTGATGAAGTCAAAGGAATCGCAATCGGCCTAGACTGGAATGAGGCCTTCATCCAATACTTGAAGGACAATGGACTGAAAGGTGCCAACGACGAAGACATCGTTCGGAAGTATGTCGCATTTCTATACGAAGACCTTCTGGAAAAACTCGAGGAGAATGTCGTTGAACACGCATCTCAAAAGGGCAAGATTGCGGATTTCGAATGAAATATCTAGTTTTTGATATCTCCAATATGCTGTACCGCACGTTCTTTGCTCACAAGGACGAGAGTGATGATACGATCGCAGGCCTCGCAATGCACTCTGCACTGATGACGCTGAACAAATACTTTCGACAGCATAAGCCTGATCGAGTCGTTATGGCGTTTGATCGGTCAAGCTGGCGTAAGAGTTATACAGCTAGCGATCTCTGCATCTCAAAGCGACCATACAAAGGCAATCGCCGCAAAGATATGTCGCCGGGTCAACAAGCAAAGTACGAACGCTTCTGTGGACATCTTAAAGACTTTGAGACATTGATTACAAACTACTCAACAATCATTACGCTTGCAGCAGATTTACTCGAAGCAGACGACGTGATCGCTGGTTTTGTACAACTGCATCCACAAGATCAAATCGTACTGATCAGTAGCGACCAGGATTTCTTGCAGCTTTTGCGCCACCCACAGCTAACAATCATTTCCCCCGCAACAGACAAGCCGCTTACGTTGGCAGAATACAACAACGATGCTGATTACTTCGTATTCTTTAATTGTGTTCGTGGCGATCATCAGACTGACAACATTCAATCTGCACTTCCACGTGTTGGTGCAAAACGAATCGAGAAAGCCTACACAGATCCATTTGAACGGGTTCAAATGATGAAGGAATTGTGGACTGACCCCAAAACCAAGACTGAATTCATGGTTGAAGATCTGTACGAAGAGAACATTCTCCTTATGGACTTGGCCCAGCAACCCGACCCAATTCGCGTCAAAATCGAAAAGACTGTTGTGGAAGCAGAGGCATTGGAGCGAAAGTATTCACATTTCCATCTGTTGAAGTTCTTGGGTAAATACAAGTTGGACAATATTGCAAAGCAAATTGATCAATTTGTTCCCCTACTAAGCAAATGACAACAAACAAAGAAGAGAATATTCTCGTTGGCTACAAAGGCACCGGAGACTTTGTGTGGTTGGAAAACGGTGTTCTTGTCTTCATGCTTGGCGGAGCCCACGACACTGGCTATTTCTATTGTCCGTACATTCCCAATGTTCAACTTTAGTGCACATCACATTACGGGTGAAGAAGTCCCAAAACAATTTCGCGACCTATCGAATGGTGTTCGTGTGTGGCTAGACATACCAATTGGCTCAACGTTCTTCCACACCGGCCTCGGACAGATGTTCATGTATACTGGCCGTGGATGGGTCGATGCTGTTCACGAGCCCAATCAATGAGACCGTTTATCTACCGTAATCTTAACCGAAAAGGCTGGACGTATTCGCTCCGGAACAAAGGATTGGTTGTTGGCTACGCCACATCCATACTCATCGCCGCTCCTGACTTTCGCGTCAGTGAAGCTGGTCGCCAACGTATTCTAGCCCACAAACGAAAAAACGTTCATGCCGGAATCGTTGGTGAGGTTCTCGACGTTCGAGGATACGTGACGCGCCTCGTCGACGAAAAAACTTTGTTAGCGGGATATACTGCCAGTAATATTGCAAAGTCATGGGACGCGGTTCACGACTTTGGAATTCCGATCAGTTATAATCCGTACAGAGCGGGGCATTTTATCGAAAAGAGCACAGGTAATCCCGTACATTATGCTACATTCGTCAGCATCCGCGATCGAGACGTGCGTGCTTTACTCCCTAACGTTTTCGTTTCAGAAGAGTTCCGCGCCGCGACAAACGATTACCAATGGGCGTAGAGGCTCGTCTCATTGGTAATGATCGACGTTGAGTTGCTTTGGACCGACGCCCGCAAGTAAGACACCCCGCCATTATTTTTTCTCGTGTGGCGGCAATGCGTCATCTAATTCTTCGTCATCATCGTCTAGTTTTGGTGGTGGTCGTCGATAACCGCCGCCGTAACCACCAGGACGATAACCACCTCCATTACCGTTGTTGCCGTTGGCTGCTTTCATTTTCATAAAGGCAGTCCAGCCAGCACCACCAAGCAGGTACGAAAGGTACACACCAAAAATATCAAAGTCCAGCTTGCCACTGTCAGCGTAAGTGATTACTACCCAGGTGCCGACGATCAGTCCTAAAAGATAGCCGACTTTGTAGGGAGATGTCTTCCCTGTTATGTCGTCGACAATCAGATCTTCCCAATCGATTGGGCTTGCGGGGTCTCTTTGAGCCTTGCGAAATAGCCACACAAAGAAGCCAAGAATACCAAGTACGAGCCAGGTCGCTTTGGAAAATGGGATGGCAGCGAAAAACGCTATAATACCGTGTAAAATGCTCTCGAACATATCGAACGCTCCTGTAAATACTTATTCAAAACAGGAGATTTATCGTGCCAGCAGCAACCCGAATTGGCGACCCTTATAGCGACGGCGATACACAAGCCACGGGAAGCCCAAACGTTTTTGCAAATAGTATTCCACACGCTCGTCTTACCGACTTAACAACCGGGCATGGGTGCTTTCCGCCCGCCGTTGTTGTCACGGCTTCCCCGAATGTCTTTGCCAATAATCTCCCTCTTGCACGCGTAGGCGACCTTCACAGCGTTCACTGTTGTCCTCCTAGCTGTCATGATGGTGCTTTCACGGCCGGTTCCCCCGACGTCTTTATAAACTAACCCTGTTTTCGATTGGGATGACCTGTAATTTCTGCTGTAAATATCCGTAAGGGTAAACTAACAAAGGAGATTACCATGAAAGTAGTTAAATCACCGACACATCCACACATGGAGTGGATTGAGCTAAACTCTGATGGCGTTCTCCATGAGTGTGCCGTTCTTCGAACCGACGCTCAGGGCAACAAACTGATGTTTCCAACAAACCACCTTGACGCAATCGATCGTACACGTCTTGGACAGCTGCTACGGGATCGCAACGCTCGCAACTTTGAGCTTTGGGATCTGATGGCTCAGAAAACACTCGGCAATGGTATGAACGCTCTTGCGTATTTTCACCAGTATGTTAAAGTGCTAACACCAAGCGGCAAGCTGCTCGATCCTAAGTCAGGTCAGGTTGGTATGCCAGCAACAGGTACTATCACATTTGACGAAGGCAAAAAAGCTGCAGCGGATGCTGAAACGCAACAAGCACAACAAGCCGCACTAGCTGCTCTAACACCTAAGAAGTAATGTGTACAGTAAGTGTTGTCTATGACTTCGGGCGAAGTCTACCGCTAGACGTTTGGACACCACAGCGCTGGGTTGACTTCCAACACCTCCTCAAAGTCGCATATCAGGCTGATATCGAAATGAATCAGCCTGATTGCCACGACCCAGAAAAGGCCAAGTGGGTTTCTGCTGTTGAGACCAAACTCAATGAAACTGAATGAACTCGCTTGGTGGTCGATAGATCGACTAATAGCCACTGGTAATGTCTATTTTCTGACATACAACACACACTTCCCGAACGGAATCCGTCGATATATTCCGTCGACCGAATGTGCAATTTTTCTTGACGAAGTCTTTCTTACAGCTGAAGAAACGCAACAGTGTCTCGAAGACTGGAAGGAAAGATGCTTTCGATTTCATGTTGAATCTGGACTTTCCTACGACTTTGCTCATCAACACATTGCAGAAGAAACCGATAATCTTATCCTAAGAACACATCCTCTAAAGGAGCTCGTCGATGCGCATACGGTTGGTAAAGTTGATTATACTTACCCCCGGCTAGTTGCTTAGCAACTGCAATCTCAGAGATCCGGCAGCGGCCCAGGTCCCATCGCTGACTTGGTCATGGCTTAATTTCCTTAGTTAAGATGTAATCGGTGGTGTACGTGCGACAGAGATGGTCAGCGTATACGTAATCGTAATAACTCGATTTGCTGCCTTCAAGACAGGTGAGAAGATCAAGTGAGCCAACAAACGTTCACGCTCCAATGTTGGTGCAATTGGATTGTTCTGAACACCTGCTGCTGAACCAGAAACAGCTGTTTCCAACGTACCGCCAATCGGTGGATTTAGCGATGGAAGGAATGCTGTTGTGTTTGCACCGGCCAAGTTGATCGATGACGTTGTGCCTGTTGTTGCACTTTCAAATCGAATGAAACCAAACGTCTGCACACCTGCAATCGATGGAAACGTGCCACCCGTGTAGTCGGTAATTGTCATTACAGCTCCACCTGGTAGTGGGGAAACTCCCGTCATGAGCCACAAAACATCACCCGTGTTAATAGCCTCACACAAATCCCCATACAGAATCTCGCCGCCGGTGCCAGATCCACCCGAGGCTGGTGTCGTAAAACTAATTACGACCGGCAAGCCGCCATCCACAGCAATATTGAAGCTGTATGCTGTACCAGGTACCAGGCCGCTATCGTCCGTCGATACACGATTGCCAACATTGATGTATTGATAACCACTTGTTGCAATGGCGGCGCCACCCGAAGTGTAAAGACCAATTTCATCAAAAACAAATTCTTCTTCGGTGTTCTCCGTTGGTGGATTTGAGTCTGAACTGAATTGAGCTAGTGGTTCGTCTTCGTTCAGAACGCACGTAATAATGACTTCAGATGTAAGGCCCAGTTCGTTACTTCGAACGCCGGGTCCAGAAACGTGTGGTATCGACGGTGGATCGCTTGACGGAACTGCACCGCCACCCGGACGTGTTCCTGTATTTAAATCCGCTGATCCCGGATCAGTTCCGAGATCTGGGTTTAGAATAACTTGACCTTCGTCAACAATTTCACTATACGTTTCGTTGTAGATTCGACTATCCCACGTTGAAATATCCGGTGGTTGTCCATCATTAGGTGTTTTATACGTGACGGTAAACGCTGCATCAACGATCGTACCACCATTACCAAACGCCACTCGATTGATAAAATAGTTGTGCTCGTTTGCAAGCGAACGAGCAAAGACACGAGCAAGGTTTTGTGGATGAACAGCATTGTGCTTGTCGACAAGAACATTGCCGAGATCATCTACGGCTTTCAAATGACCATCGACTTCAATTGGTAGGAACACGCGCATCAAATTCTCCTGTTGGCTTGCATATTTATCGGTTAGTCCATCCTCTTGACGCTCGTTGTAAGCTGTTTGATCGCATTGTTGAGCGCGACAGGTTCTACCCTAGCTTTACCAAGGTCATATTCATGAACTAACTCGGGGTCAACATTAGCAAAAACGAATGTACCCTTTTGCCCCTGTTTTTCAATCCCCGTCATCTCACAGCCACGGATCTTCAAAAAGGCGGCGAGCACGATATCTGTTGTTTTGTATAGGTCCATATTTGGTTCTCCCAGTGTATTTATCACACCGTAAGGCCGTAGAAGTGGCGGACAGTTTGAACAGTTTCGTCAAAACCTCCCATATTAAAAGCCTGACCATCAAAGCCTGTTGGAAGTAGTGTGATGCCTGTTGTTGGTGCTGTGTATGGATGACCATTTTGGCCCGTTCCATAACTGTCTCCATACGGTGAAACACCATATCCTCGAGGTTCGTTTTCAAGAACCTGCATCCCAGTAATTTCATCTCGGGGCGAAGTAACAATCTCAAAACGAATGTGTTCGTGAATAAATGTATCTGCATGCAAATCTGGAGCTTGCAATAAGCGGCAGTAAGCTGGTTCGTCATAACCTTCAATATGCAGATACATACGACCATCAAATGGATTTGCGAGCGGCTTTGACGCTGGTACCATTTGCTTGACGTATACTCGTGTGTTTAGTCCCTCTGCAAACGACGCATGAACGATGTAGGAACCATTATTCTTACTAAGATACGAGTTATCAACTTTGATAAAGACGCCCTCAAAGAATTTTTCAAGCTGATTTCCTTGAACAAGAAATGAATTATTGACTGAATTACTATCGAGAATCAATTCCTTGTCTGTATCGAATACGTATGCAATACCATGTGGTGTTGCCGTTGCAATAATTGATGTCAACCAGAAATTCGGTGGAACAGGAACGGTTGTATCAATCGGAATTGTTGTTGTGTTTGGGCCAGCATTATATGTCGACCCCAGGCCACTCACACGATACCAACCACTACCCCCTCCAACGTTTCGTCCAACAACAAACAATGTATTCGGCTGAAACGCAGCTGTTCGATCACCGTCAACTGTCCACGATCCTGCGCCTGTAATGACTCCCTTAATGGTAAAGGCAGTATGCGCAAATCCCGTTGGAGCATCCCAAATGATGCCATAGCCGCAGTCATAAACAACTTCCGGCATTGGGCGGGAGAAGACCATATCCCACCTCCACGCCTCACAAACGGAAACGTTGACGGCCTCTGTCCACACAAACTCAACCAGCGCTTCAAGAATCTTTGTGTGGTACGGCTTAATCGTTTGCACGTACTGAACGAAGCCTTCGGTCGGGTCGACGCGGAATAGAGCTTGTGTTAAACGAGTTGCCATATCAGTTGGCCTTTTCAATTTCTGTTTTCAGTGTAGAAAGGAGCGACAATGGAAAGCACTCTGTCCAACCAGTATATCCTATTTCGGTCAAAGTTTTTGTCTTGTAACGCTGCTTCTTATACTTTTGAAGCAACGTTTGTTCATGTTGATAGGCTTCATACAACGTCATTTGTGTAGAAGTAACAACTTGAAAATTCAAACCCGGAAACCGTTGTTTGACATATTTTTTCTTTGTAATTCCCAGTTTACAAAATTGATCTTTTACCTGAATAAGGTATAATTGTGCTGATAATTCACATTCTTGGGGATGATTTCGAAAATACTCCTCCGTATAACCACCTTGTTTACGAATTCCACACACCGAACAGCCAACACCGTTGATATGGTCAGCCGCTCGCTGAAAAAAGTCTCCGTGCTCTTTACAAATAATCCTAACTTTACTGTTCATACCACAAAGAGCTGTGCATGAATAATCATAATAAGTGCCATGAACTTGCTTGGCCTGTTTGATAAACTCTTTTGTCGTTCGTTTCCTGGTTCCGCCGCAGACAGGACAACCATACCCACCATGTAGGTGATCGGTTGGTGTTTGTTTGAAAACACCATGCTCTGGACAAATAATCCTAACCTTTGTTGTTACATTTTTATAAACAACCCGATCATACAAATACTTATTATTGTGCCTCTCATTCGCACGGTGAGCAAACAGCTCCTTTGTCAAGGGTTGCCTTTCATTACATAAGGCACACCCACGACCGCTTGTGTGATCTATTGCTCTTTGAAAAAATTTACCGTGAGTAGGACATTCAATAGTTACCTTGTCATCAGCTCCTGTATACACCGTTGAAGAATAGTTATAGCGGTTGCCGTGCTTTTGTTTAACTCGAGCGATAAATTGCTCTGTTGTTAATTTTTTACCCATAGGTTCCCCTGTTTGTGTATTTATATTGCGTGTGTATTTATGGCTCTAGTCATCAAAAATACCTGCAATTTCAAGCACACGAATACCATGCAGTGCTACCCATGACGTCTTGAAGAACTCTTTATATTTAGATTTCACCGAGAAGCCATCTTCTAGGCAGTTAAACCAGATATTGTTGACGTGCAATGAGTTAAATGTGTTATATATCGCATCCATTGCCGTCGCAATATTTGCCGGTGTATCAAAGGAATACGTTGCAAAGAATGAATTGATGTCAATTGGATAGAAATCGTTATTCGGGTCTTCCAAATAGGTGAGAACCGTGTCGAGTGACAGTGTTCCTGACGTCATTGCTTGCTTCTCATCCAAGCCGTATTGTGTGTCCGTTCCCGCGACTTCGTCGTACAAAGTACGCTCGAGTGATGGGACGAGGATGCTTGGATCAGTTAGTTTGTATCCAATCAGGGCCTCTGTCAAACGATCCCACAGCGTTCGGTCAATATTCGATCCCTGTGACCGACGAATCAATAACCATTCCTGGTGTGTATCTTTCAGATTGACGCGGTCCTCCAATGTGTCTCGAAGCGTAAAATCACGTGTAAATCGAACTTCATAACGATCATCGGTTGTGATATAGTCAGCAGCTCGACGCAAAATAGCCTGACGATAAAAGACGGGAACGGCCGGAAACTGATCATAGATCCACGGCACGCTGTAAGAGCTATCGTAGATAATACCATAACCAAAGCGCTCTGCAAGGTACGGATCGTCTTGTGGGCGCTGAACTACCAAGTAAGGCGTTGGAATGCTTGTCAGTTGTTGGCCAACAAGGATTGGTGCCAAGTTGTTCTGCACACCGATTTCACGATTCAATCGATTCTCAACCCAAAAATAGTACAATGTTCGATCTGTGCCATCAATTGTGATAGCACGTACTGTAAACTCGGTCGATTCCTTATATTGGACGTTAATTGTTCCATCGTCTTCGGTGTCTGGGTCGAAGGCGAGTTGCTCTGGTGTTAATACTGGAACTGGACGAGCGACGACAACGATATCAGCGACCGTTAAACCAAGTTCTGTTACGATCTGCAACGAACTATCAATAATTAGGCCTTCGTCTGCCAATGTACCATTAACATATACATTCACAACATCATTCTCCGCAAACAGTGCCCCATCAAGCGTAAAGGTTGGGTTTGATAGGGGATAGCCCTCAATGGTTGGAAGGATTTTCTGTGATACAACCGGCTTCCGTACCCAGTCTTCAGCAACAAATACTGGCACGACTTGTAGATTACCAATACCTGCCGTTGTGTATGTGAACGATGTTCCAGTTGCGGTATCACTCAAGCGAAGAGCGCTAGTTGTTGTGCCAAACACGACGAAATATTTTGTTCCCGTTGCCAAAACTGTTGTTAGTGTTGTTGGCAATTCAAGTGGCAAAGATGTAATGATGATGGCATTGTTCTGTGCTTCGACTGTACCCACACCCAGCAAAGCTGTATTCATCAGGGTTGCCAACTCTTCAATAGTCGTTGTTGGACCTGGGATGATGACGGCGTATTCAATTGCACCTGCGCCGTTTAAGTTCACCTTGAAACCATACGTGCCGGCAACCAAGCCCGTCGCTGTATTTGGCTGAACAGTCGGTGTGTCATAAATTGTCGCAGTTGCTGTACTTGGCTCATCAAGCGTCCCAGCAACGTTAGTCAAAGAAATAATTGCCGTCATCGATGATTGAAGTGCACCAAACAATTCTGTATTTACAAAAACACCTGCTTGAGAAATGACAAGTGAACCACTGGTCGTCAACAAAACCTGATTACCAACATCAAATGTATTTGCAACAACAAGATCCTGTGTACCAACCGTCGGTGTGGCACTCAGCGGCGTACGCTCACGACGGAAAGACATTAGTTTCGGAGTGCCCGTTGTCTTGGTATTGGATGCAATTGTGTCATCACCAACCTGATCGGCGGCCGCTACTGTATATTCTTCAGGGGTCAAATCGGTCTCAACCCATTGGTAGACGCGTACCTCACTCCAGTCTGCCAAACGGCCCCAAGAAACAAGCCTGTCATTGATGTTTGGGAACAGAATATCGTCGTAATACGGCACATAACCAAGTGAATTTGTCTCAAGCCATACTGTATTTTGTTCTGCCTGATTCCAAGGCTGTTCGGATAGATCATTAGGGTTTAACGTATTTGTGTACAGGGCCGGATCGGTTGCGTGTTGCAAATCAACGTTATGAATTGCAATTGGTGAATGATGACCTCGAGCCGGATGCCAGAACGGAACATCTGACAAGACTACTTCCGATTGGTAGTCGATAATCTTTGCTGGACTGTTCTTCGACTTTGCCGGATTGATTGTAAAGATGTACAAGATACCTTCAAGACCGGTGCCGCTCATACGAATGATTTCGGAGTTTGTACGCTCAACCTCATCATTACCAAGTGGCTCGGTCAGCAGCGATGGCTGCATCAACAAATCATCATCAGGATTGATTGGTGATCGAGGAATGTTTTCAACCGTCAAGAATTCCGGTGTATAATACCGCAGATCACCAGAAGACGTTAGCACACGTCGTGTCACACGAACTGTATCACAGAACGTTGGGACTTTGATATAAAAGTCACCAGACACCTCGGTAATAGTGATTGACGGATTTACGGCTATCGCCCACGATGTTCCATTCCACACAAGAAGCTGTTCCGTTGTTTTATTGTACCAATAGTCAACCGTTGTTTGCGCTGTCAGTGGCATCACAGATGATGCATAAACTTTTGTCAGTGTTGATACTTCGCTATCCAAGAACAAGATTGAATTTTCAAGCAAGTCACGCTGTTCAGGAGCATCGACCCATCGATCTTCGTCGCTGAAAGTAACAACTTGAAAGCCATTTGCTTCGTCCGCCTCAACAGCCTCGGTATCAGTTGCTTCACTATCGGTCAAGAATTCTAGCCGGACATCATCTAGCAAACCATCTGTTGCCAGGAGCTTAATCTCTGGATAAATTTTTGGTCGCGAGTCACCAAAATCCGCCAGTTTCCACGCCCAAAACTCATCAATCTTTGCGTCCACGAAGCGTCGTGAATTAACATAGGCCTTGACAGAATTAATCGAACCTTTGGCTTGAATCATTCCACGATAAAAGACAAATTGTGTCTTCGAGTTCGTATTCAACAGATCCAAGAATGAACTTTGTCCAGCGCGGTAGCCAAGTAGACTACGTGAACGGCGCGCAACTTCTGTATTTTCATTTAGGTCATACGTATCGTAATACTTCCGCATGTCTGTGGTCTGACCTTCAATGTTGCGGTAGAACTTATTGCTCAGCAAGTAGTAGCCGCCCAAGGTCGGACGCAACGTATAGTCATTCTTTTCGTAATAATCCACCCCAAATCGCTGTGTTTGCAGACCAAAGAATTGGTCGTAGATAATCTGATTACCGACCGTGTAGTCGTTAAACAGGACAATATGTTCATATCCCTCAAGGAAGAAGTGTGCTCCACCCATGTGGATATAATTGTATGGGTCCGCCAAGGAAATTGCAGGTGGAACGACATCGTTTGGAATCGCAGCACGAATCGAAACACGATTCTGTTTGTCTTGACGATAGACAAGTAGTTTGTCTGGCGTTAGTGGACGGCTATACTGGTCAAAAATCGTCTGCTGTACGCGAATATCAGCATATGGACCTTGAATGACGTTTGCTAGAACACCTTGTGGTGTATCAATCCAAATATTATTGCGTGCTGGATTCAATTCCATGGACGGGAAACTCGTTGCACGTTTGTATGGTGCAATGAGCAACGTTCCACTACCATTACCTACAAGATCAACAATCGTTGTCGGGGAGATCAGACGCGAGGTTGAAAGCTGAAAGATTCCTGGTGTTGCTGTTGGAACGTAAAAGTAAGGCACATTTGCCTGCAAGGGATCAGGAAGCGTTCCTGTCGTTGAAACAAGTAGTTGTGTTCCCAATGTCCACTGTGGAATTTGCCCTGTAAAGATCAGTTCATCGTTTGGAAGACTGTTGACAACAAAGCCAAACCGATCACTCAACGACAATCGTGAACGACGCAACCGGAATGCCCAATCAATGAAGCGCTCTATCTCTAGTTGCCAACTTACTGCTCGACCTGTTTCAGGATCGACTTCTCCTGCCAGGCCAAGATTATACAAGACTCCCAAGTCTTTTTCATAAGCTTGATAGCCGTCGATAATATCAATCATTCGCTGAATACCAGCGATTGTATAAGGTGGTGTAAAGGTTCGTACTTTCGTGTTGTCGAGGGCAAAATGATACCACAACTCATTCGAAAGCGACGCTGATCCAAACACCGTGAATGACGAATCAACTTCACCTACATTCAAATCACCACTACCAGTGGTTGTCCACTTGAAAGAAGCATTCTGAATAGAACCATCAACAGTTGCGTTTGGCACTGATTGTGCCACCATTATTACAGTATTGGTTCCATCGAATAAAGTCGTTGAAACGGTGTAGTTTCCATCATTTCCAGTCGAGCCAACAACACCAAACGCGGTGCTGCTCGGGAAATAAGCTGTTTGGTTCCCTGCGATCGAGAATGCTCCCATCGGCCCTGTTGCTACAGCAAGAATGGGCGATAATATTGATGCACCTACTGGTGTGTCTGAAACTCGAAACTGGCGACCGTTCACAACAACTAGATACACAGGTTGATTTTGTACCAGTGGGGCGGGTAGAATCCGTGAAGAGGTAACGAAAACTAGCTGGCCCGTAGCCCACGGTAGAATAGAATTTGGAAAATCGATAATTCCGTCTGTGTTTGTTGAAGGGATCGTCTCTTCGACAGTAATACGAGTCCTGTTGGTCGATGGATCGTAAACGGCCGAGCCACTTACCGTATAGGTACCATCATTGCTTGATGAGTTGATGATATCAAACTGGGTCCCGTCCGTAAATTGTGTTACATGATCACCCTCAACTTCAAACAGTTTTGCAATTGGCAGAGCTGTTAGAATGTTGTATTGGAAAATCGTTGCTGTATTTGTTTGGACATCCACAACAAACGGATAACGCTTGACGTCATAATATGAGATTGTTCGCGGAATGCTTGCCAAATTATCTAGTTCCAACCGCCACGACGATTCATTGTTGTACTGTACGATTGCTGGAGGAATGTTCAACACCGTGACTTCAAACGCATCCATCCACATATCTTTGATGACGCCAATGTTTGCCAGAACGATGTTGTAATCTTGCGCAACAACATCGTAATACTTGTTAGTAATTTCAAACGTACTCGTGTCAATAATGCCCGAAAACTGGTAGGCGAGCAATGGATCCCACTCAGCCCACAGTACACGGAATTCTTTGTTTGTATCATAGCCAACGTAGCGATTGTAGTTGACATACCACTGATTCAGCCCTCGTACCAAATACGACTGATCACCAGTGTAGAGGTCGCCGTGGAATAACACGTCTTCGTGGCTGTAGATCTGACACAGAGCCGTTTCAACCTGAAGATTATTCACGCGAGTAAATTGTGGACCGAACGTATAGTGCAAGAATCGAACCGGCTGCATACGGAAGGCAATTACCAATGGGTCGTAAACATGCTCTCCAGAAACAGTCCACAGCCATTCAACTGGACCACCGTCGCCGTAAACATAATTTGCACCAGGTGCAACAATCTCCGCCGCCAGGCTTGTAAACAACGAACGAACAACAATTGATACCGTACTGTAATATGGAGGTAGCAAATCATCAGGATTGAAATTGCCCGCAATAGTTGTGTCAGCAATGTTGACCGAGAAGTAATTGTACGTACGCACTTCACCTGGCACTGCTGTGCTTGGCGTACCATCAGGTAGGTCGTATGGTAGTGGGACCAGACCAACACGAATGTTCTCCCACATACCGGTTGTGGTGCTATGGTTGTAAATCCAACGACGTGTGCCTGATAGGTCTAGGTATTCAGCATCCCACCACGATGGCTTATCTGTATAGCCTTGAAGTTTCCATGGCTCAAGATGTGGATATGGCGTTCCATACCACCGAGTATACAATTCCTGCCATGAGGCAGCACGGTCGGGCGAAATCGCGCCGGTTGGTGGCGTTGTGATTGTGCTATTAATATAGTTCCACGTGAAGGCGTTCGTTGGTGTATATCCAACATTTTCGAACGGTGCTCGAATGTGGCGCTCATTAACAAAAGCCATAAACTGTTCTTCAGTATACTCATCAAAGTATGCTTGTTCACTGACAGTTGGCGTCAACGAATCAAAGTCAAACACAAGTTCGTCGTAAACAGGTGTTACGGCATACAATCTATTCTCAACCTCCAACAGAACGTCTGTCAACAATTCACGCATATCCACCTGTTGCCAAGCGGGTGAAATCACTCCCGGTAGACCAACAGCTACCCACAGACCTCCACTTGTGATAAACAATTGCGTAAGGGCTGTATCCCAATAGTAGACTCCGTCGGGAAGACCGATAAGCGAAGGAGCGGTAGGAGTCGCCCCAATAATATTGAAGCGATACAATGCGCGGGGGCCGGATGTGCGGTACCAATAAACACCACCTCGTTCTACTCCAAATGCCGTTAGGAATGCTGTCATGGTTGCTGGAGGTGCAGATGAAGAGAGCTTACCAAGAGTGTCATTGAACACACGTGGGTCGGGAAGATTCACAAGCAGTCGTGCGTAGCTATCTTCTTCACCCACGGTAAACTCAATGTGCGATCGGTGTCCATCATGATGAACCAACTCATAGATTCCAAGATCAGCATCAATGTTTACGTATGGAATTGTTTTGAACCCAAATCCAAACATTGGTATGGTTGAGATCCAATGTCGAATACCGTTGACCCCGTCAAACGCACTGGTATCAACATAAACCTGACCATAAAAGTCATTTCCTTCATAAACGCCAATAACCGATGTTGTGATAAAGCTGGCCTGATCAATGATCGATGCTGTTGATGTGATAGCAAGGTATGACAACAGATTCTTTTGATACAATTCCTTGATTGTGAGCAACAGATTTGCATATTGGTCTTCAGCAAATTCGATTACAGTAAGTGGCGTGAGAGCAATCTCATTTACCGCCGACAGCAATGTATCATAACTGTCATTGTGTTCTTTCATTATTCCGCCAAGCGAATAATCGTATTCGGCCTGTGTTCGAACATTCGCCCCACCTCCAAGAAAACCAAAGACATTTGGCTGTGCTGCAAGAACAGATCGAAAATGTGTAACAATTTCACTATATTTCACCACAGCTTTGTTGTGGTGTTCTGCGTTAAGGCGCCACTGATCGGGAATTTCCCAGTCTCCATTTGGGTCGCCCACCGGCAACACGTTTCGGTCACCATCAACCCACTCAGGAATGTAAACTCCACCCGTCCATGTCGAAGGTGGACCGGATGTATTGTGTGTATACTGTGGCACACTTCGCCAAATTGTGGTCAGTGTTGGATCCGTCCCTTCAATAAACAGACCAACGGGTGTGGTGCTGCTGAATGGATTGTCGTATTCCGGCCACGCTACATCTGCCCACGCTACACCATTCGACTCACGAACAACTTTAGCGCTCGTGTCATACCATACACTACCGACAACTGATACCAAATATGTTGGTGGTGTTGTTCCAACAAATGGGCGATGTACTGTTAGTCGGTCATTCGTATCTTGGAGAACGACTACTTCTTGCCAGGTCCGACCATTCCATTTCTTCAGTGTGTTATTAGCGGTGTTGAACCAATAGTCATTCAGTTGGACTCGACCATCAAACAGTCGGTAGCTGTAAATTACTCCATCATCCTGTTCTAAGAGAAATTGTTCAAATGTATATTCACGTCCACCATCTTCTACAATGATGCGACGCTGAACCGCCCCATTAATTGGTTGGGTAGGATCTTCTTTGAAGGCAAATAGAGGTGAAGCCTTAATGACCTCGCTTGTACACGTGTCATAAACGTTGAACAACGGATATTGATTGAGCACTCGTTTCGTTTGGTTCGTTTCACCGTAAACATTCATGCCAAGATATACTGGCTGTGTACCTGCGAGGGCAGCAACAAGGAATGTTGCTTCGTTTTCAATTGTACGAACAGGAACATATTGCAAGCCCATATCCCGCAAGGATGCTGAGCCAACCTCAATCCGCACAACAGCGTACTGAGCTAGCGGTGCGTCGAACACTATACCTGTGACGTATGTAAAGCTCGCAAGCGTTGTCGTTGTTGTGCCTATTGCTGTGTAATCAGGTGATCCTGTAGCCGTTTGTTCTGTATAGGTACCGTACTGCTGGATATTGTCAACAAACACTCGCAGTTGATCCTGTCCAGCCAATGCAAATAGCAATCGCCCTGTTTCAATTGTGCCGCTTGCGTCAGCTAGCGGAGGAATAGTTTCATTCACCGTGATTGCAGTATTTGGACCAGCATTTGCAACCGACGCTACGGTATAAATGCCATCTCCACCGCCTGTGTTGTTTGGAATGACGAATGATTGATTAATCGAAAACAGCGAGGCATAGTTGCCAGAGATAGTCCAAATACCGCCCGGTCCCGGGATAACTCCAACAACAACAAACTCAGTAATCGGTGCAAAGCGGAACGAAGCATCCAATTGAATTGTTGATACTGCTGTGGTGGGTGTGATTTCCTGAAAATAATCGCCAACAATCGTTGGTCCTACTGATGTTTGTGTGGCGAACGCCCAAGGATCGCCCTCATTGACAGCTCGTGCTAAGACTGGATTCTCTGTTTGTGAGGCCGCCGCTTGTGTCGTCTCATCAGCCTGACTCAACACCCAATGAACGTGATATCCACGCCAGGTATCCCCCCGACTTGTTGCTTGGGGCTCGAGACGTTTATTTGTCGCTGTGCCGCCACTCGGATTCAGTGCAAAGAATGCATCAATTGCGGGTCCTGTGTCTTGAAGCTTGACAACTGTGATCATGTAACCCTGTACAGCACTCGGATCAGTCGGTAATGCTTCTCGATGGACCGAATAATCGACTGTCAATAGCTGGTTAAGGAATGCATTATCGCGAACAAGGAAACGAAAGTCGGGAACAAATTCTTGTGTGTAGTCATAATCCCGAGCTTGCGTCATGTTTTCATCAAACAAATACAGATACCACGTACTACTTGCCGGTGGATCTTCAACTGCCAACCAACCCCTGATTGGTTCCAATTCAAATCGCTGTGGAGGAGCTGAAACTGTTTCAAATGAACCAGAACTTACTGGTCGATATTTCCACACGTGATTGATTTTTGTCCAACTGTTCAATTCTGCACGACTATCATATTCAATAATTGGAATTTGTGCACGACGGACACCGGCAAATGAAGTCAGGTGGGATTTGTGAACCCACTTATTCTGCTGTGTCCATTGATTTGGTTCTTGAAGAGCGTTGAAACAGCTTGTTGCAAGATCCCACAACACATCACCAACCAACATATCACCAACAAAAACCGTCCAATCAATAATAATTGGAATCCAAACATACGCACTGCCATCGTTTGTGGCCGTGCCAGGAATTACTTCGCTAACAGTGATCTGTGTTTCGAGGTCAACGGGAACATACACAGACGAAACAACGGTGAATCCTGCCGTTCCAATACCTGTGTTGCCAACAACTGCAAAATTTGTGCCAGCTGTGAAAGCAGCCGTTTGATCTCCACCGACTACCCACAAACTAGATCCTGGAACAACATCAGTAATCGTGTAGACTGCTGGTGCCAACTGAAACAAAATATCATTGGTTGTATCGAGCCACAAGTCCAATGGAACTGGTGTACCGTTCATCGTAATCCAAGCTGCCTGTGTTGGTTGTGAAAGTGGCGTTAGGAACGCTTCCCAACCCGGTGGACTGTCGTCCCACAAAGCCAAATCCCAACCGTAATCACCATAGCAAACACAGTTTGTGTCTCGACGAAGAATGCTATGAAGCTCTTGAAGCGAAAGAGTACCACTTGCAATTGGCGAACATGGTATCCAAGCAAGTCCACTCCAACAATACACACTATTGTCGTCGGTATCGACCCAATAGCGACCCACCACCGACGCTGGTGGTGCGGTAGGACTACGGATGGCGATTGGTGATACGTCTGGATCAAAGAAAATCGTTGTCTGTGGTGGAAGTGTCTCACCCGCACACACATTCAAAGGAATTGTACACGTGCCAGTAGGTGTTGCTGATAGAGGAATCGTTTCATTCACCATAATAATGGTGTTCATTCCATCAAAGGTTGCTGCCGCCACCGTGTATGTGCCGTCGGCTCCGCCTGTATTACCTGTAATATTGAACACCGCTCCGGGCGTCAAAACCGACAAGAAGTTGCCTGTAATAGTCCATTCCTGTGCTGGTGCATTCACGCCCACCACTAATGTTGTTTGTGTGGAGAGGTTATATGTCGATGTGAGAACTGTGAAGAACTGGTTACGAATGTTAATATCACTCGTACCCTTGATCCATACTCGGAAGCCCTCAATAAACAACGTTGTGTATTGACCAGAAATCGTTACGCTATTCTCTGCTACATTGATCTCAATAATCGGAAACAAATCACCAAACGCTGCCACCAGTTTGTTATAGGCAGCCAAAATGCCCTGTTGCTTATTACAACGGCTCTCAATCGTTAGATATTGAGGGCGATCGAGTAAGTCACCCGAAAACCAAAAGTAGTCCGCATAATTGACCAGCATGTCAAAGTTAACAGGCGGCACCCAGTTGAACTGCAAAGCATTGCCCCATTCTTGCATGCGAGTGAAGTCGATGCCCATCAGTTCCGATTGTTTTTGAAATGACTTAAAAGGAAGCACATATTCACTGCTTCCGACCTTTGTGTATAGTGTTGGTTGAAGTTGGAACGCTTGGAGCTGTGGTGTTGGCTCAGGAAGCTGACGTTTCGTTAGTGAAGTTGGATTGCTTTGACCAATATAGCCAGCAATATGGCTGGTATCGTCTTTTGTCAAGAACTTGTTGAAGACGTTCTCAAAGACAGCTTCGTTTGTGTCCGAACGGAGAACGTTCGGCAACATTTCGAATATGTTTGTACGTGGTTTGTCGTCTGCGTCGCTGTTGCTCACAGTAAATCCTCTGTTTCTAGATATTTAGTTTTGGGGTACGACTGAAATAAACCGCGATTTTAGCCGTTCAATCGCAGATTTACCGCATTATATGCAGGAACAATCTCGACGTTGTTTACACTAATGTCAGCGTAGAAAATCTCGTCCTCACGACACAACACCTCAAACATATCGCCGAATTGGTTGGTTGTAAATGTTGGAACAAGAACAACAGATCGAATCTCTGTTGGAAGAGCGGCATGAATTGCTGCTGCCATTTCCGTGAAGAAGAACGTTTCACCAAACTCCCACGTCGTAATATCAAAGAAGTTTCGAATGGTTGTGACAATTGTCGTCTTGACTTGATTATCAGTCAGCACCCCATTTTCCGCCCGAATGACCTTTAGTGTAGCTTGCAATTCTGGTGCCGCATTAGGCCCGAAAAGCAGACGAATAAGACCACCGTGGAGGATTACGGTATCGCTGATCATCTTATTATCAAGCAAATAATTGTAAGACGTGCGCAAGTCTTGTGGTGTTGGTACAGATGGAAGAGTTTCATTGTTCTCAAGAGCGCGCTTTAGAGATGTGTAATAGCCTTTCGTGATCACATACGTATCGATAATATTGCTTGCTGCTGGATCGACTAAATGGTACCGAGTTGAACGATGGAACCATGCAAAGTTGAAATTGTTTCGTCCATTATTTCGGCGCCACAGGTCTGAACCCGCCAACATATCTTCAATGAATAGAGACATTGACTGAGGAGTTGTCTCTGTCGGCACCCACGGCTCTGTTATCGTTAGACGAGAGAAATACACGTAATCTTTCACAGAAACGGACACCTCAATATTGCCGTTCATGTCAAACACATCAACAGTGTTGACAATCTCATTCGCTATTAGCGATCCTTCATTCCAATCGGATGTATTGACCATGCCCGTTAGATCGCCAGACACAGACACATCTCCCTGTCCGGTAATGTAGTCACTCGGAACTGTCAGAACTGTTCCAGTATGTGGAGCTGTCGAAGAGCCAACGACTGCTGTGCCAATTGTGCCAGGTCCAGGATTAACAATGCTTCCGAAGATAAATGGACCACCGCCCGGCTGTGTTATTGCAACCGTAGAGGTCGTGTCGTAAGTTGCACTCGTGACGAGCAAACCTCCCTGGAAGAGCTGAATATGTCCTGCGCCTGGTGCAGGCGCAACGGGCAATGCAGCATTAACAGCGGCGACTAAACTACTAAAAGTAAATGTCAGTGGTGTAACGACCGGCATCGAAACAGGAGTTGCGACACCATCAATCGTAAGGGTTGCCGTGTATGTTGTTGCAACCGTATACGGAAGATCCGCACCGCTAATTGGTGTCGTAAACGTTATTTCTTGGTAGCCCGCCGTCAATGTAAAAACTGGATTGATTAGTTCCAAAAGATTTGGGTTGTCAGGAACATGATCTCCGTTTTGATCTGCTGAAATTACACTCAACCGATGAATGTCTGTCAAGCCGAGATCAGGTCCACTTTCAATCGTCTCTTGCCCAAGAACATCAAACTCCCAATTCTGTGTTAGAACACCGTTTCGGTTGTTGTTCAAGTTAGCCTTAAGGATGATTACGTCATCATTCACAGAGTTCAATGTGTCATAGTCAACGACTGTGTTGGCATTATTTGTGTTCCAGAAACGTGTTGTCACGCTTTCTACAATTGTTCGACGTCCGAGACGTGAAACTCGGTAGATGTTGTCAACAATATTGATTTGTTCAGCAAAAATAAGAGCATACGGAATGAAGTCATTTAGAGCGGGACTTGCATTCCAACCTGCACCACCCAACCCATCCACGTACAATGGTGGGGTACCAGCGTTTGCCGGATCCGCGCTTTCCTTTACAGCAAACCATTCATTCAGGACTTTGTTATAATACAATTCGGCTGAAACAGGACTTGGTGGAGCAGTTAATGCCGCTGCAATACGGTCGAGTTCATCTTGATTGAAAATACGACGAATGTCGGCAACATCAACTCCGTTTGACACGAGCTGCATAAAGATGTCGGTTGACGACAACAACGGCTGAATGTACGTTTCAATCAACGTATTGATGTTGACTGATGGCGTAAGTGTTCCCGTTAGGTTATCATCAAAGTATAGGTAGCCATCATCACTAAAGATTTTGACATTTTCGTAATTTTCTCGTGGGTCGTGCCATGCTATGTACTTGCTATCACCCGCAAAGGTTCTATTGATCGACCGGAGTTTTAGAATTGTGCTGTCTTGGAGCGGGAAGATATTGTAGTCTTCTGCATTTACCATACGATCTTGCGTAAAGTAAACTGCTGGTGCTGTGACGCGAATGTGTTCGATTGTTTCGCGCGCGGAAGCATTCTGCAAACTATTAATTAATGATACAGTAAACGTGAATGTTTGAACACGACCAAAAGCATCTGTGTATGTAAACGTTGCTGGAATATTAGCGACGGCAGACCGCGGAATACTAAGATCCTGATCGAGACTTGCGCGAGTCCAAATATCAAAGGTACCAGATGGAATGTCTGCAAATTCCCCATCACCAAAGATCAAACGAATTCGGTCATCTGTTAACGTTTCGATTTCATATTTGTTGCGAGCAGGATTTGTGTTAAAGATGACGTTTTGCGCATGAGCTAAGTCAACCTGCTGCCATTCACCCGACGGAATATCACTTGCACGTTTATACGGTAGTAGAGCCGGTTCATCCAAGGTGACCCCCGTATCGGGGTTAACATTGTTCAGCCAAACATCAATCTCGTTGACATTTGTTGCATTGACATCATACGTTTGGTTTGGCGTAATACCATCAAATGTTGTGCGGAAACGTTGCAGAGTTCCCTGTTTGGTAAAACAGAAGAATCCCGTCGTATCAGAAGAATCGCCTAGTCCATCCGTTCCGTAGAGGAACGAGAAGTCAGAATTATTTTGTGGGCGACGTTCAATAATACCCAACGAATCGTCGTGCTCAACCGGAACCAATTCCATACTCACGGATGTTCCACCTACCGAGGTGCCGTATGAAAACACACCTTGTGGCACTGGAATCAAATTCCACCGATATAGTTCAAATACAACGTCTTGAATTTGAAATCGGTCGGTTGGTCGAACCGTACCAAACGGTTGTGCAAGCACTCTATTCATAATCAAAACGAATTGTTGCTTCCACTCCGTATTGTTTGTATCATTCCAACGAACAGCCGTATTAGCAAGATTGACACCATTAGCATCAATCACAGTTTCCGTGGTCATTGCTGATGTAATTTTGACCAAGCCTCGTGCAGGGAGCGCTCTGTCCGCTTTATACGAAATCAGCTTTGCTAAACGCAGAATACTTTCACGGCGCTGTGCCGTAGAGATGAAAACCTCTTGTGCATTTGTATCAAGACGATATGCGATCAGTTCAGAAATATACGCAAATGTTTCAATAATTGCAATGAATTCACTACTTTCAATATAATCGTTGAAGGTTTCAGGAAAATATAGCTTGATGTAATCAATCAAGCTCTGTTTGACTGTGTTATAATCAAAGGCAGCAAAGTTAACGTTTTGGAACGCTGTATAGACACGATCCCAACTTTCAGCACGTGAAACAAGACGACTCATTGCGTTACGCCTTCAAAAGTAATGTTCAAATTCAACGTATCAATAAACTCCAACTCAACATAGAGCAAACGAGCTGTAGCAACTACGTAGTTCTGATCTGGAACTGGGACTACTTGAAGCGAGAGCATCTTCACGCGTGGATCGAATCGGAAAACCGTCTCGAGATCTTCTCGAATAATGCCAAGCGTAATGTCGTCCATTGGTTCGAAGGCCATATCGGGAATTCGCGTTCCAAATGTTGGCATCATAACGCGCTCACCACGTCGCGTAAAGATGTGTTGTAGCAAGTCCACCTTCACTAGCTCGACATCGACCAATGAAAAACTCTTGTTTTTCTGGTATTCGAACGACGAGTAGCCTTTGTAAAGTCCCTTGATCATCAAACCGTTCCTTGTTTAGGCATATTTATCGAAAGGTTAACGTCGCCAGAATGTGCCTCGTGGAATGGTTTCCCCACGCTCAACTCTACCAACTTGCTTGCTATCGTAAGGGAATTCTGGCGCATGTGTAAAGTCGTTTTGCGTCATAACACGAGCCCACGGTTCATGGTCAGGAACCCTATTAGTCCAGAATGCGGGCTGCTCACTCGGATCATTTGCTGGATCGGCCGTCGCTGCTGTTGGACCATTATGGTGAATTGCTGGTGCTGTTTCGATGATGTTGCCGCCAGCATTGTGATTTGTCACTCCACCAGACGTCAGATTTAATGTACTGCCAGCTTTTTCTTGAATGTTGGCAACCGCTTCAAGAAACATACTGCCTTTTGTTTTGATGTGGGTGTCGGAATCCGTCAAAATAAATGTGCTTTGATTGATATGAGCGCGCCAATTCATGTGAAATTTGAAGTGAACGTCTTTCAGCGCCTCGACACGAATTTCATCTTCACTGTACATATGAATGCCTTTTTTGGCATACATACGAATCGTTTCATCGCTTGTGAAATTGATGTCTTTCTTAGCGTGGAACGTGATTCGACGATCGCAATAGATATCAAGGTTGCCACTTTCATCGAATTCCATCCACATTTTTCCTTTTGCGGTGGTAAAATATAGACGTTCATTCGTGTCATCCATCAAAATCTGAGCGCCGCTTGTCGTTCGTGTACGAACACGACAATTTCGTTGTCGATCATCCATCGAAAATGCATGGAAACCGGGTGATGTTAATGAAAACGCCTGACTATCAAGATTGCCTTCACCAAACAATCCGGTTGCATCTGGATCGATCCGGCTCTTATTATAGCCCTGACGACTTTCCCAACCATCCCACGTAAAATCCTTATCGTCTTGAACGAGGCTAGTCGCAAAGGGGAGTTGTTCGATGTCAACTGCACTTGCTGTATAGTCCGCAGCTCGAGTTCGCCATTCAAAGTTTGGTTCTCCCTTTGGAAATGCCTCTCGAAGATTTTTGTTAAGTGGTTCAATGAAGTTTTCGTCAGAGGTATATGGACCAAAAGGACGCTGATCTGTACTACCTTTCTCTAACTCTGGGTGCTCGTCGTACATAAAACGACCATGTGGCATTGTGTGTGGACGAAATTGATCCCAAATACCGCCAAGGAATACACGGAGACGAGGATCTCCGTCAATAAACATAACCAAAACCTGTGTTCCGACTTTTGGAACACACCACAATCCATATCCAATTGCTCCCCGAGACTCACTTTCTTCCGGACCGCGAGTTCCAACTTCGGTCTGTCCTGCAAAGGGGGAAACGTAAATTGCCCACGGCAAGTCATTGATTGATGTACCAATTGTCTCTCCAAGTGTGGGACAGACCACACGTATACGGCCCATTTGCTGCGGATCGTTAGTATCAACGACCAATCCCATCGTGACAATCCCCTCAAAAGTTGAGCGAGGGTTTGCGTCTGCTAAAAATGTTTCTAGTTGTCTGGTTCTCATATTTGGTGAAGTCCTACAAGGAAGGCGCCCTTATTTGATACATTAATTGTTCCAACTTTATTGATCTGCTTTATGCGACTCTGACCACGCGTAAAAGAAATGTGGAGCCAAAACGTTCGGTCCTTTTCTAAGAGGAATTGATCGTATGGTACTTCTCCAACAACCTTTTTCGCGCGTTCGAACATTGCACTTGAATTGGATTCTATGTTAGTAAATGCGACATCAACTGCTTCCCCAAGACCGTGTTGTGAATTGCTATTACTCCTGAAGGCAGAATTAATCACCAACGAGGCCCCGTAAGTGTTGCGCAGCGGCTCGACAATGTTAACACACAGTGCCCGCAAGTTGCACACGATTTCCTTTTCCGAAAGGCCATTTACTGCCCTCAGAGCATAATTCGGAGCAGAAATACGCGTATTCGTTGTCAAGTCCTTCAGTTGATAATTTGGCGACAATTGGAACGTTGGTGGGAATGGTCCCTCGTGTGCAAAAATATCTTGACAGTCCGAAGGCACATTCGTCGCCGGTTGTTTTTGAGGAGGAGGCGGCGGTGGTGTTGGTTGCGGTTGGGGCGTTTGCACCGCTGGTGGTGGATCAACCTTTGGTTTATCCTGACAGTCCTTATTATTCGCTTGTTTCTTTTTCTCTTCTGGGGTCGGACATGGTTTCGCACCCGCAGCGTTGCTTTTAGCGGTTGGCTCTTGGCCCTTTGCAGGTTCCGTGCACGGTTCAACAAAATCGTAACACTTGCTCACCATTGCTGTAAAAGCAACTGCTTTCTCTTTGTTCTTTTTCAAAAAGTCATACGTATTGGCCTCAGGTAGCGCGATCATTTGAAGAGTCTGCGTAAATTCCCCAGCAGTGAAGTTATGCTCAATTCCATAGATGTAGTAATGCCCTTCAAACCAAAAGTTCGCCGCATAGCTTGTTCGATCACGAAATGCCTGCAAGTCGTCGTTTTTCTGAGGCATCTTAATGTTTATCTTTGCCAGGAGCGGAAAGTCGCCCATCAACATTGGTCCAATGGTTGATTGCGTTTCTGTTGTCGAATTGGTTGCACCACAAACGTTTGAACCGTCCGGCTTTAAAACTACTGCGTCTACAAATCGTAGCGAAACAGCAGGATTTGAAAGATTGCTAGCTGTTTCGAGGAATGCTGTATTCCCACGAATTTTTACAGTCGCCTCAGCAACCTCCAAACTGGCATGCTTTGCCATTGTAAAACTTGCACCAATATTTGTTCCCGGGTGATCAGTATTATTTCCGCGCCCCTGTGCTTGTGATCCAAAGTAGACTGGAAACTTAACGGGATTAGTGGGAGTTTGTGGATTCGTCCACCCATTCGGATCAATGTGAGTTGAACGAGCACCAATATTTTGCAGTTGTTCTTTAAATGAATTAGCGCTTGTTGCCGTTTGCAAATATGCTAGGCCTAAATTCATCTTTAAATCAAATTCAAGAATGTCCGTGTTCAACCCCGTGTAGATATAATCAAAAATCACCAAATGCCTGCTAATGATTTCATCACTGAGTCCACCCCTCGATGCTCCCCCCACCAAAGATTCGATCAATCCCCCCTTTGGGGAGGCAAAACGTTTTACGGAATAGATCACTTGATTTTTGTCCGGCATAGAGCGAAGCGATGTATGAATCTTATACTCCCACTTAACTTTGTCGGGTCCAGCACCCGTCATATCAAGCTTAACTTGAGGCGACATTTGCATAACAGAGCGAATAGCGCTTTCAAGACTACCACCAATTGTCTGCTTGAGTGTTGCTGCTTCTTCGCATTCGCCTTTATCTTTGACCTGCTGGGGTGTATCGTTGACTCGGTACAAATCGCTACAGTAAACAGGATCAAGCAGGATAATGTACTCAACCCTCTTATATTGGTTTTGGTCGGTAAAAAAACGGCTTTGATCCAGACCCGCGTCTTTCAATCTTCCAATAAAGCACTGGTAATACTCCTCATACCGCTTCGTAATCTGTGTTTGTATGTTGGCCATCGCGGCCTTCAGGGTTGGGCCCACCTTTGCTGTAAAACCATCAGCCGCACGAGAATATTGTGGCATACGTGTGGCACCGTTCGCCATGCCAACCCACTGCATGTCATACACGCCTCCTGTTTCCGCAAACACACCTGCGATGTCGTATGGGATAAACATGACAGGCTTAATGTCGTTGATGAACAGGGCACTGTCTTGATTGTTTCGACCCAAGCCTTTATTGTCATATCCAACAAAGAACGGCTTTAACAACCAAACGACACTTGACGCGTCAACGTTAAGAGCCTGTGTGCACGTGACAATCTGGTCAACAAAAATTACACCACGTGGCTCAGAAACTTTCACGGAACCTTCCACAGCAACAGATGTTCCTGCATCACCCGGAACCGCTTCCGCTGCCGTCGCAGATAGCCACCTTACATCGGTAATGGCAAAATCTGCATCAGACGAGCCATCAATCAATACACAAAACTCACACGGAACACCCTCTAGTGTAAGTTTTCGGGGTGAATACTTTCCCATCGCTCCCCACTTTTCGGCTTCGTCCGGACCAAGAGGATGGCGCCAAATACTACCAGTATTATCTTTCGCTAGGGCCTCGGCCGTGTCGCTATCTTTACACATCACTAGCACAAAATAATAGCTATACGAGCGAGCATCAGACAATCGATTGATGTCAACAGATCGTCGACCCGTTAATTGACGAGGCTGGTCCGTTTTTGACGGTGGTGGCGTCTCTGCTTCGCTCTTTTGTTTTGGATCATGTATCGGCTGAGATGTTTCTTTTCTTGGTTCTGCTGCCATTTATCTCTCCATCATACAACCAACGGACGTGTCAAGAATTCGGTCAAGACACGCTCTCTGGTGGGCAGAATAATCGAAACTCCTTCAATAAACTCCTCATTAATGTCAACAATGTAGTTATATTGGAGGATTAACCATCCCAAACTCACCTGCCCATACATATCATACGCAAGTAAGTCAGGCCGTTTACCATATCGGGGAGTAATCTTAAACGGAACATCGGTGGCTGATCGCGAGAATAATCGACGATCCCACCAACCCAATCGCTCACGAAATTGTTCTGTCGTCCCACCCTGAATATACCGTCCGTTTCGAATCTCATCACTTCTTGCTTTGGTTGCCATATTCAATCCTTAGAAAAAGTCAAGCTGGCCAGTCTTGAATTTGATCAATGAGAATTGTTCAAATTCCCGTGGTGAGTGTGTTTCCGCGAGTGCAATATTCACATCAATCCGCACAGGCCACGGTTGTCCAAATGCGTTCGGAAGATAATCGACGTCTTCAGGAAAGGTAATATCTAGATTTGTCAAAACAACCGGAATGCGATTGATGTTTACCCAACCCACTTGTGCCCGATCGGTGTCGGGGCTCGAATAAGCATACAAATACAATACTTCTGGCGGTGCACCAAGCAATTCAAATCCACCTGATTCGCTTTTGATACGCAGGGTATTGACTTCTGCGAGTTGGACGTCTGTAATCTCCGTCCCCTCTAATTGAGCAGCATTGATTTTGTCTTCGGCCGTCAGAAGTTGGCCATCTACAGCTTTCTTTTGGTTTTGCGTAATCTGTCCTTCCTGAAAGGTACGACTTTGCTGACCAAAGAACGGATATCGCCATGATCGCAACAGTTGAACATTGACCATGTTTGTCATTGCTTCGGAACGAGTGCGCGAAATCAACTTCGAGTTAATCGAGAACGTTCGAGGAGCTGTATTCTTATAGATTTGGACTGCTCCGGGCATATGAACAGGCTGTACAGCTGTGTACTCAACCGAACCGTTTTCAGAGAAAGCGGGCGTGTTTTCAAACACGACTTCCTGCCGCGTAAAGCGTCCGTCGCTCGAAGCGATGTTGTTGAGTACTGAGATTAATCGAACCTTGAAGTTGCTTGCCATTCTTATTTTCCCTAAATAGCGTTCCTTGAATATTTATTCAGCGTTGACTGGTGGAAAAAACCTGCTATAATAAAAGGAACCCCACCAAAAACAACAATAAAAGGGCGCTCTCGATGAAAAAAACGAAGAATAAGGTCCGTTCCAAGAAAGTCAAAGCCGCAAAGAGTAAGAAAACTATCGTTAAGCGTGTCGTAAAATCAGCTACTCCACGTAAACCCAAACTCACCAAAAAACAAAAACTAAAACAAGAGGGTCTCTCGTACTACCATCGTAAAAAGCAAGAGCAAAAACGAGCTGTACGTAAAGCGCGACGCGAAGAACGGAAAAAACTGACAGCAGTTTTGAATCGACACACTCCTGCGGAGCCTGAAAAAGTCAAAGAAATCATTTACAAGGTTCCTGGTCCGGTTCGACCAAAGGTCAAAGCACTTCCACCACCGCCTGAACTTGTTCTTGAACGACCACCGCAAGTAGTTCCAAAAAACATCTACTTGAACAATAGAGACCTTCTTGCTGAAGTCAAACATAGCAAGAAAGATAAACAGATGACAAACAAACTAGCGCAAATGCTTCAGTTGCTATGTGCCAAGTATGCAAAGAAGGGCAATTTCGTTAATTACTGTGTTGATGGTGCCACACTAGCATTAACAAAAAGTGGTTGGAAAACACATCAACAAATGACAACAGACGATGAGATTCTTTCGTATAGTCTGGAAACACAACAGCTCGTATGGTCAAAAGTTCTTGAAGTCTTTCGAAGCGACTATTCAAACACAATGCACAAACTCTCAACACAAGGACTTGACGCTCTCGTAACACCAAATCATAAGTTTGTTTCTATGGAACGTGGTTTGATTCCCGTTGAGGATATCATCTGCAATGAACACATCGTTTTAATGGGACAACCGGTGGCAGATGGTAGGATTATCTATTCCGACAATGTTGTGGAGCTTGTAGGGTGGTGCATTACTGAAGGATACTACAGCACTAACTCTAAAAAGCGACACTCGATACAAATTTCCCAAAAACAGGGAGCCAAAGCTAACCAAATCCGCCAACTATTACAATCACTCGCTATTCCCCATAAGGAATATCTGAACAATCAGGGGATTGTTCTCTTTAACTGTACAGGCACCTGGATATCAAAAATACATCAAACAATTGCTCCGTCCCGTGTACCTGCATGTGAATTTCTTTTAGACCTTATTCAAACACAACGACTATTACTTATCAAAACTATGGTGGCTGGTGATGGGTGGATACGACCATCAGGAGGGATGTCATACGTCCAAAAGTCCCCCGAACATATTGACGCATTCCTAATGCTCTGTACGTTAGCGGGGCAGACCGTTTCTGTTACACCAATGACGTACAAAACACCCATTAGCAGAAAAAATCCCTGTGGTGGTGTTAGTGATGTACTCAGCGTGAACATTTATAGTGAACCAAAAACTACATGTCGTGCGGAGTGGATTGACTTTCACGGTGGAAAGCAAGCAGCCGGCGGTCGTAGGAACAACAAACCGAACCTCCCCACCGAGCAATACACCGGACAGATATGGTGCCCACGGACTGAGTATGGTACTTTTGTCGCTCGGCGTGGCAAGTATATCTACGTCACAGGGAATACATACAACGAGGATATGCAGGGATATGCAATGATGATGCTTGTTCGAACATGGAACAGTTTCGATCCTGCAAAAAGTAGCAATGCTTTCGCTTTCTTTACACAGTGCATCAAACACTCTTTCATTCAGTATCTAAACCAAGAGAAACGACAACGTGTTATTCGAGATCTGCTCATCATTGATCAAGGTCTCAATCCTTCTCATGGTTATGGTGAAGGTGAAGGCCGCGACGGAGATGATGATTTCCACCTCAATAAACAGATTGCAGATGCCCTCGAGCGATTACCAAAGGCCCCTGCGTCTGCGACAACCGTTGACAACCCTCCTGCGGAAGATGATAATCAACCACTGCAGTACTAAGAAAAAGAAGATCAAGAAGAATGACAAAAAAGCTGCGTAAGGGCAGCTTCGCAACCGACATTCACTTCGGGAAAAAAGCGAACTCACAACTGCACAATGAAGACTGTTTAAAGTTCATTGATTGGTTTTGTGAACAAGTCAAGGCCGATACAACAATTGACTACGTTGCTTTCCTGGGCGACTGGAATGAAAATCGAAGTGCCCTTAATATTGCAACACTAAACTACTCATATCAGGGAGCCAAGAAACTTAACAATCTTGGTCTCCCGGTTTTCTTTTGTGTTGGCAATCACGACCTATATCATCGCCACACTCGAGAGGTTCACTCGGTCATTCCTTTTCAAGAATTCAACAATTTCAAAATCATCGATCAGCCTCTTATCGTGCCGGAGATTGGCGATGGTGCTCTTTTCAGCCCGTATATGTTCCATGATGAATACCCGTCCCTTACCGAGTATTTGAAGGTCCCATTCTGGGCTGGCCATTTTGAATTCCAGGGATTTGTCGTCACGGGGTACAATGTCAAAATGAATACCGGCCCAAATCCTCTGGACTTCAAAGGGCCAAAACATATCATTTCTGGACACTTCCATAAACGCCAAACGCAAGACAATATTGTCTACATGGGCAATTGCTTCCCAATGGACTTCGGCGATGCTGGCGATTTGGAACGCGGTATGATGATCTACGACCACGAGACAGCAAAAATTACGTATAAGAACTGGAAAGAATGCCCCCGATATATCAAGACACGGCTTACAGACGTCCTTGACAAGACAGTTGTAATCACACCCGAAGCTAGGGTACGATGCGTGATGGACGTACCCATCTCATTCGAGGAAAGCACTTACCTTCGAGCCAAATTCATCGAGGATTATCACCTGCGTGAATTCATTACAGAGGAATCCGCGGACATTGCCGAGGCGGTTGTTAATACAGAAACGTCAGTTGTTGTAAATGAAAACACCGAACTTGATACAGTTGATGAACTGGTCGTCGCAATGTTAAAAGAGATCAAAAGCGAACACATTGAGAATGATATGCTTGTGGAACAATATAGGAAACTACAATCATGAAACTCGACACAGATACCCACGTTTTCTTTTATGAACAAGAGTTTTATGTTCTATCAAACTTTTCTGCCTTTACACTTCAGTGGAAGGGCCACAGATTTGATACAAGCGAAGCTGCATATCATTGGGAGAAATTTCCAAACTATCCACACATCCAAGAGTTAATTTTGAAAGCTATTTCTGCACATGAAGCTTTCAAGATTGCCGAAAAACACAAAACATACTATCGACACGATTGGAATGTTGTGAAAATTGACATCATGCGTGAGATCCTCCTTGCAAAAGCCCACCAACACGAATATGTTCGTCGAAAATTACTCGAAACGGGCGATCGTATTCTTGTTGAGGATAGCTGGCGAGATGATTTTTGGGGGTGGGGCAAGGACCAAAAAGGACAAAACAGGCTCGGCACGCTCTGGATGGAAGTGCGAGCCGAGATTCGAGCTGAGCATGATTGAGTTCAAGACACTAACATTTCGAAACTTCCTGTCGTACGGCAACAATACAACGCTCTTTCAGTTGCAACGACCTGGAACGTCGCTCATTGTTGGAGAAAATCTAGACAACACAGCCGAAGGCAAAGGCTCAAATGGTGTCGGCAAGAGTGCAATCATCAACGCACTAACGTATGCTGTGTATGACTTGCCTGTGTCCGACCTTGCCAAAGACGATCTAGTCAACAACATCAATAAAAAGAATATGGAAGTTGTTGTTGAATTTGTGATTCGAAAGAAGACGTACAGGATACAACGCACAAGAAAAGCAAAAGCTGGTGCGGCTGGTAATACGGTCTACGTTTTTGAAGATGGAAAAGACATCACACCAGATAGTGCCAATGCTGCAAATGCATTGATTGCCAAGATTATTGGAATGCCTTACGAGCTATTCGTTCGTATTGTTGTGTTCTCCGCGTCTCACTTACCGTTTTTGAACTTGAAAACAACCGAACAGACAGCAATCATCGAAGAATTGTTTGGGCTCACAGCTCTTTCACAGAAGGCCCTCACTTTAAAAGAGCTGATCAAAGATACCGAGAAGCGAATCGACGTTCAGCGAGCAAAGATTTCTGCTCAAGAACAGGAACAAACGCGACATGCTCAGCAAGTTGCTGGCTTACACCGCCACCTACTCACATGGGCTACACAAAATAAAGACACAATTAAGGGATTGAAAGCAAAGCTAAAGCGTGTTGAGTCAGTAAACTTTGATGAGCAACGTGCTTTACAACAGAACCTAAAGGACGTGAACGATCAATTAAATGCTACGTTGAATACTCAACGGGAATTGACAGCACATATTCGGACAATAACAACCAACCTCAAAGACACACAGCATGAAATCATCCACCTGCGGGGTGAAACTTGCCCCCGATGTAAGCAACATTTTGCTGCTGGTCTCGATCAAGTTGATACCTATGAGAAGAAAGCCACGGGACTTGAGGATCAAATGCTAGCATTTGCTGATCAAAAGAAGCTAGTTGATGAGCAAGTAGTGAATTTTACACATGCTATAAAGGATGTAAAGAAGCAAATCACTGTTGATAATCTCGATGAATTGCTTCTAATACGCCAAGAGAGCGCCAATATTCGTACCAAAATCGAACAACTAGAGCAGACACCGAATCCTCATCACAAGCCTTTGGAAGAACTACAGGCTGTTGTATTCGAAAGGATCGACTATGCAGATGTAAATGAGGCAACAAAACTGCTCGAACACCAGCAATTCCTGTTAAAACTGCTGACCAAAAAGGATAGCTTTGTTCGCAAAACACTGTTGAATAAGAATATACCGTTCCTAAATGCACGTTTACAGCACTACCTGACCACTTTAGGCCTACCACATAAGGTCGAATTTACGCATGAAATGTCGGCGAAAATCACACAATTTGGTCGCGATCTGACCTTTGGAGGTCTCTCAAACGGGCAACAAGCACGTGTCAACTTTGGTTTGGCATTAGCTTTCAAAGATGTCCTTCAAAATCTACATGAAAAAGTCAATGTTTGCATGTTGGATGAAGTATTGGATCATGGTCTTGATACGATTGGCGTTCAAGCATCGGCTCGTTTGCTAAAAAGAAAGGCACGAGACGAAGGATTGTCGCTATATATCATATCACATAGAGATGAGATTGACCGAGCCTTTGACCACACTCTTACAGTCCAGTTTAGCAAGGGATTCTCATATATTGTGGAGGAAGTATGAAGGTAGTACTAAAGAACACTGCAGAAGGTACAGACCACCGAAATGTCTTTCGTAATCCGAAAGTCACGGAGGTTGAAATACGTTCAAAGACTACGTCGATCAACACTGCGAAACGAATTAGCGACCCATTTTTTGCCCTCCATATTAGTTCACTAACATTCCTAACCGAATATCGAGAGTGTATCAACTGGGACATGACGTTTACATATCACGGAATTACACGGTCAGAAGTGCTTCCTGTTCCTTCATCTAACATAATCGTTGAAAGCAATGGGGTTATGATTTTCAAGCCATAAATACGTCTGGAGGATGTATTCATGCGTCTAAACAGCTTTCTCACGGAACGATCCAACCCTGTATGGGACCTGCAACTTGCAACACTTGTCCACGATGCCATTGACTATCACGTCAAGAACCCAATGAGTGAAGCAGGAAAATTGTTTCGAAACTACGTTGCCCCTATGCTTAGTTATGCACACCAACATCCAGCAGAAGTTGAATATCCAGACGATTTCCAGCTTGGTGTCAATATGGTTCGTTCATGTTTTCCAAACCCAGATGCTTCCACCCTAAAACGAGCTGTTGAACACCTCCACAAAGCGATGCCTTCTTATCACGAATCGCATCAGGGCCTCGTTTAAGCGTAAATAGTCTCCATCAAACGGAGACCCATATGACTTTTTACATGGGCATAGACCAGTCTTATACAAGCACTGGTGTTGTTGTTCTAAATCATGATAAAGAAATTATCGCAACGCGCATCATTTCAACAGCTCCCGCTGATGGCGACGCGTTTCAACGCTCATGGTCAATAATCAATGAGATTCAAAATCTTGTTAAAATTTACGCTCCGGAAACAATTGGACTTGAGGGATTAGCTTATGCGAAGTTTGGAGACGCTACTCGCGATTTGGCTGGCCTTCAATTTGGAATCGTTCATCGACTTCGTTTCGTGGATGATCAACACCTGGTAATCGTCACGCCGAATGAATTGAAAAAGTTCGGAAGCGGTAAAGGAAATGCCGATAAGAAAAAAATGGTTGACAGCTTACCGAAAGCTGTGCTAAAATATTTCGAGGCTCAGGGGTATAAGAAGACCAAGGGCCTATATGATATAACAGACGCATATTGGATTGCTAGATACGTACTAGAAAAAACTAAAGTAAAACCAGCACCGACAGAAACTAAAGTAGTTATCCCTCCTAGAACCGAATCCTCGGAAAAAGTAGACCTGACACGTTAAAACAAATAACGATAAAAATAGAAACGCCCTCGCAAATACCCTTCTGGCGACTGAGTTAGCAGTAAATCCTTGGGAGCAGGCTACAACTCCATCTACAGTAAGCATGTATTCTTCTCATGCCGTGAGGTTTATTCCAGTCAGCTACGATAATGCGGGGAAGCTACCTGATCTTCCGATTGGAATTAGATTAGAAACAAAACAACGAGCGAGCAGACCGACGAACGAAGTGAGGAGGGACGCGAGTGAGTTCGCGAAGCGAATCAATAATTCTGGTGTAATTTGTCCTTTTCCTGCTCAAGGCGATCTTCAATAAATTCTTGCACGAGTCGGCGTTCAGCAGGCGTCATTGCTAACATATCATGATATTGAATGGCACCACGCATGAAATAGACGAGTTGAATAATTGATTTAATCAAGTTCCGTGCATCACCTTGTAACTCTTCGAATAAGCGCCGCTTTTCAGCTGGTGTACCAAATCGAAGAGTTAGATAAAAAAACTTACCGGATTTACCGGTACCTCCAGTGGAATTGATTGGCGACAATCACGACATTCAATAGATACAACGGGATTCAACCCCCAATTTGCAATCTCTTGAGATTTCGTTCCAATTTCCTGCAGCATTCCCGGTGTGAGGAGTGTTACCCACTCTCGTATTTGATCTCTATCAGAAATACCATCAACTTCAAGAATCATGTTGACAAAGATTTCGACTAGGTCTGTATGAATCTTTTTTAAGTCTTTATCGGCAAACTCATCTTGCCCACTTGCAAGTACCGATGTCTGGAACACCTCAATAACGTTTTTGAACAGGGCGGGTCGTAGATGGACAACCTGGCCAGCTGATGTTGTTAAAACGAAAACTTGTGCTAGTGTCGTTGGATCAATTTGACGAGACTCTCGCAACAATGGGCGAATTGGAATTGTATATGAATGACTCTTTGAGTTTTCACAACCATGCTGATAAGAGACACTAAGGTCGTTTCCATACGACAACAGACGTAGTGCCATAAGCAAATAGTCCACGTCCTTCGCGAGCAGGTCGCGCGGTTTAAGGATTTGTGGAATACAGTGTTGAAATACTTCTGCAATACCTTCACCAGATAAGAGTTTATCGGGTGTTCTCAGGACGATTTCATCAATTCCCGTCATGGGATAGACGTGCACTTCGCCTTCTTTGACAGATTCATCCAGTTCACCATTTGTATAAAACAAGGCTTGTGAAGGCAACCGGAACGATTCACCAGGAATTCGAGCTTTCAGCGTTTCAATCAGTGGATTAGTCATACATTTCTCCTTACTTGAAATATTTAGCGTGAGTACCCACAGGTTTACAAACCGGGAAACCTTCAATAAATACAAGCGGTAAACAAGATTTTTGAAGGGTCAATATGGCTGATATCAACACTCAAGCGATTACTCAAGCTTTTGCAGCTGTCGAAGCTCACCTCGGTTCCATGTCGGCGGCCGTTAAGGATACTATCGATGCCATGAAGCAACGTGGCGACGCCGAAGAAGAACAACTTAAGAAAACAATCAAAGGCGATGATGAAATAGCCCAGAAACGCCGAGCGACGTTGATGTCGTTGATTAATGCGGAACGAGAGTTCCGCAAGAAGAAAAAAGAAACTGATAGTAAATTCATCGACGACGCACGGAAGTTTTTGGAGCTTCAAAAAGAAACGGCAGCGCGAAAACAGCGTTGGGACGACGCGCAGCTCGCGGGGGTAAGTAAGGCTACGTTCTTGCATCAACAGCAGCTTTGGAACGCACATCGGAAAGAACTTGCTGACCGACATGCAATGCTAAGACAGAATCGCAAACTATCAGCTGAATACCAGCAAGCAGGCGATAAGATGCATCAAGAATGGGAGAGCGCAGAGCGTAAACTAGGTGGTTTTTGGTCGATGGCTGGCGAACGGATGGCAAAGCAGATTGGTGGTGCTATCACGAGTAAATTGAATACGTTCTTCTCTGGTGCTGCTTTCTTGTCCGGTATGAAAGAAGCTTTTGGTATTGTTAAGGAAGAAATCTCATCAGGTATGTCTGCTACAACAGAGCAACTGATGACACTTGGTTATCAGTTGGGATTAACAGGTCAAGAATATGCAAAGTTGAGCAAGGCACACCGAGATGTTGTGCTCGCGGCTGGTGGAACAACAAAACACCTCGAGTTGCTGACAGCAGCAAACAAACAATACGAAGATTTGATTGGTGATAATGCTGAACGTACTCAATTTGTCGCCGAACAGATGAAAATGTTGGCTGAGCGAGGCATTAAGCCGACAGCAAAGAATATGGAATTACTTGCTCCTGAATTTGCAAAATTGCAGAAAACTTCTAACATGACATCGGCGGAATTCAATTCAGCGATGGCAGACATCACAGATGATGCAGCCACAAGTGCACAATTACGTGCAGCATCATCTGAGGAAGAGCGCGCCGCGATTATGAAAGGAATCGCTGGTCGTCTTGCTGAAAATCGTGCAATGGGTATGACAACAAAACAAGCTATTGAGGCAACAAAAGCCTTGAATAAGCTCTCAGGGCAAGGTCCGCTTGAACGATTTAAACAAGCTGCAAAACTTCGAGCGATGGGTGGCGCGATGGGCGTTGCTGGTGGTGATGAAGCGTCGAGAATCTTAATTAAAGGACAGCGTGCATCAGCAGACGAAAAACAAGAACTGCAGAAATATTTGTCGAACCTTTCAAACACAATGTCAGAATCACAAATGGGTTCGATTGGTGGTGAAATTTTTGCAGCAACACTAGCAGATAAATTAGGCCTACAAGAACTAATTGGTCCGACAAGTCCATTTAACACACGTTTAGTTGAAGGAACGAAATACGAGCAGGATTCTCTAAAACTACTTGGGGAAAACAATAAAGACCTAAAGAAGATCGTAATATTCTTCGACCGTGTTATTGATGCTCTAACTAAAAATCCTCTCTTAATGATTATTACCGGGGCGATCGGTGGTATCTTTGGTATACTGAAGGGCAAGGCATTTGCTTCGTTGTTGGGAGGAGCTGCGAAGAGTCTCGCTGGTGGAGCAGGAGGCCTATTGAGAGGAGCTGCAGCAATGGGAGGTGGTGCATTAGCAGCCAAGGGTGCTTTGGTCGCGGGTGCTGCTGGTGCTGCTGGTGCTGCGGCCTACTTCGGTACACGAGCACTTCTTGAAAATACCGAGGCTGGGAACAAATTTGAGGTAGGTCTCGGCGGCCTGGTTGACAAAATCATGGGCAAGGCAAGTATGAATGACGCCATCATGGCAGCAAAGTCTCGAGCGGATTTCGAAAAGATTAGCAAAGAATATGGTGTTAGTATGGAGAGTCTCGGCTTCAAGCCGGGTGGGCCAACAGTTGCACCTGGGGTTCAAGCACAAGCACAAACAACAGGAGCAGCTGCTCCAGTGGGTACAGTCGAAGAAAGAAAAGAGAAAGAAGCAAAAGAAGAAGAGAGGAAAAAGAAGATTGACGAGACCCAGAAAGCAACTGCGACAACAATTGAGACACAATTGGTTCAGATGAAAGAGAACAGTATGACCCTTACACAATTGCTTGAAGCAATGAAGGAAAGTAATGAGCTTTCAAAAGAAATGCTAACGGCGCTCGCAATGACTGATGAAAAAGAGCGCAAAGCAATGAATGTGGGTGAACGTTTGAGCAACATCAAGAACCTCACAAAGCAGTATAAAAATTTGGGAACAAACACCGCGTAAAGGTACCTTTGTTTTCCAGCGGATAAATAACTTTGCACTATAAAAATAGGACCTAACATGGCAAAGTTCGTCGATTTTTTCAAGGTCGTCCAACCAAGAGTTGGTACGACAACAATGACCGATAGTCAGGCGCTTGGTGATCAAGGCGTCTATGCAAACTACACATGGTATCAACGTCTCATTCAAGGTTCCGCGTCTCGTATTACACGTTATCGTGAATATGATTTGATGGACAACGACGTTGAAGTGGCACGTGCTCTCGACACAATCGCTGAAGAGATGACAGGCAGCAACCCACAGGTGGAAATGCCAATCGAGTTGTATGTGAAACAAGAGAAGGAAGAATTCATTCCACCTTCAATCGTCATGACACTGAAATCAGCATTGCGCTACTGGTGTGATCTTCATGACTGGGAAACACGATTGTTTAAAGTTGCTCGAACAACTATCAAGTATGGAGATTGTTTCTTTCTTCGAAAGAGCGACACAAGAAAATGGGAATACCTTCATCCAAAAAACGTTGTCGCTGCTATTGTTGATGAAAATGACATGACAAGAGTGCTTGGATGGCAGATCAAGCAAGAAATTAAAACACCTAACTCACCATATAATTCACCTGTTGGTCATTTTGGTAAGTATGCCGAAACACAGGTCGACACATTCACAGCGGATGAGATTGTTTGGTTTACATTGAACGACGATATCGGTGAATCGGCTCCGTTCGGAGAAAGCGTGTTGCGCGCGATTTATCGAGCGCAGAAGCAAAAAGAACTTCTTGAAGATGCCATCATCATCTATCGAATCCAACGAGCCCCAGAACGTCGTGTGTTCTATATCGATGTTGGTAAGATGCCTCCTCAACGAGTAAAGACATATCTGGAACAAATCAAGAACGAAATTCGTCAGAAGAAAATCCCAACATATGGTGGTGGGGTTGAACAGGTCGATAGTGTGTACAACCCACATTGTTTGGCTCTTGACACACAAATTCCATTATTGGACGGCCGTCATCTTACGTTGCAGGAGATTATTGGTGAATTTGAACAGGGTAAAACAAATTGGGCGTACAGTATTAATCCGAAAACAGGAGAAGTTGTTCCCGGAGAAATTTCATGGGCTGGTATTACACGTCGCAATACGACCGTTGTCAAGTTGACATTTGACAACGGTGAAACGTTGGTGTGCACACCAGATCATAAAATTCCTGTTCAAGGTGGTGGATACAAGCTTGCAAAAGACTTGACACAGGAAGACTCGTTGTTCCCATTCACATTGCGACAGAATGCTATTCGAAACCAATTGACGTATACACAGGTTTATCAGCCTGGTGCAAAAAAGTGGGAATATGTTCATAAGATGGTTGGCAACTATATAAAAACTAAAGGGCGACACGTTGAGTTTGTGTTTGACGAACAACTGTCAGTAGAGAAAAAGCAAACACTTCATCACGTTGACTTCAATCGATACAACAATAACCCAGAAAACCTTGTGTTTATGAATTTTGTTGATCATCGGAGATATCACAACAGCCATTATGAACAAGGAAAATTGAGTCGGGAAACAGGCCGCAAAGCATTCAGAGAAAGATTAAATGCTGATCCTGATTTGAAAAGACAGTTTGTCGCAAGTCATGGAAAGACACTTTCTGAAAGAATGAAAGTTGATCTTGCACTTCGTGAAAAGTTCGTCAAAAATATTCGTTCAAAACCAACACCGCTTAAAAATCAATCGCTCGTATTCACGAATGAAATGTTTGATATCGTGAAGAATGTAATTATGCAAAAACCAACAATATCTCTTGATCAACTCATTGAGACGGTTAATCAGCCAGGTTGTGAATTTTTACAATCATACGCAGACGCAAATAAGAAACAACAGCAGAAATCGCTAATGGTAAAAATCAAGACTGATGTGTTCTCAAAACGATCTTTGCGAATAATGATGCAGCAATATGGCTATCAGAGTTTCAAAGTTTTTCGCACATCAATCATTCAAAATAACATTGAAGCCCAAACAATTCAAACGAGTAGTTTGATGAACGAAACAATATCTTTAATTACAAAAGTATCCCCGCATAACTTCGCTATTGTCAACTATTTAAAGCAAAATCCAGATGTATGGAAGCAGTATGCCTCTGCATACAATAAGACATTTGACACGGAAATCAATATTCCTGACGCACATATGTTTGAGGGTGTTGCACATCACTACAATTACAGGTCATTCAAACATCTTGTTAGTGAATTGTCAAATTTCAACCACAAGATAGTCAGTATTGAATGGTTGCCAGAGAAAGTTGATACAGGAACAATCACTATTGACGGACACCACAAGCTACACGACTACCATAATTTTGCAATTTCCGCAGGGATTTGGGTACTTAATAGTATGAATGAGGACTTCTTCTTTGCACAACGTCCAGAAGGCAAGGGGTCGAAGGTTGAAGTTCTTCCAGGCGGTCAAGGTCTTGGTGAGCTAGCCGATCTTGAATACTTCCAGTGGAAAGTCTTCCGAGGACTGCGAATTCCTCTTTCGTACATGCGTGAAGGCACGGACAACGCTGTCATCACCGATGGTGCTGTTGGTGTTGCTTATATTCAAGAGTTGCGCTTCGCCTTGTTCATTCGACGTCTCCAACGCTATGTTGAAAAGGTGATGGATAAAGAATTCAAACGTTATCTGCATGCTGCAGGCATTCATGCAGAAACATCAATGTTTAGTCTACGATTGCCTGATCCAGAGAACTTTGGTATCTATCGCCAGCAGAAACTTGACAGTGAATTGCTCAATACAATGTCGACCGCTATGTCGATTACGTGGTTGTCGGCACGCTTTGCTGGTAAGAAATATCTGCAACTTTCAGATGCAGAGCAATTGGAAAACTACTACAAGAAGTGCGAAGAGTTGCAGCTCAATCCAGACGATCCAGCAAGCATGGTCAAAGTTTATGGCCCACAACCTGAACCTGGTGCAGAAGCCGGTATGGGTGGTTTGGGCGGTGGAGGAGGCATGTTCCCAGGTGCGCTTCCAGCAGGCGGCGGTCTTGGTGATTTAGGTGGCGCTCCAGGCGGCGCTCCAGGAACGGAACCCGGTGGTTTAGGTGGTGAAACAGGCGCTCCACCAGCTGGTGGACCTGCAGGAATTGGAACCCCTCCAGCCGGACAAACCCCTGAATTAGCAGGGGGAATGCCGCCACCCGCATAAAAAGTAGATAAATCAACAATGTAGAAATAAATAAACACGAATCACCTTTAATTGGGTGAGATTTACTTTTGTCGACCAAAAGGAGCAGACCGATGAATAAAGCACAAAAGGCAAGCCTTGAAGTAGTTATCAAGGGATTAATCAACGATGATTCCAAAGCAGCAGGCGAAGCTCTTCATGAGTATCTTCGCGGCAAAGCTCAATCGATCCTCGTTGGTGAGCAAGACGAAATGGAAGACGAGCCTGTCGAAAAGAAAGCACGAGTATCCGATGAAGACATGGACGACGAAGAGCCTGTAGAAAAGAAAGCATCTTCCGACGACGAAGACATGGACGACGATGAAGGTGAAGACGAAGACATGGACGACGATGAAGGTGAAGACGAAGACATGGACGACGAAATGTCTATGGAAGAGGAAGAAAAAGCGAAGAAGAAAAAGAAAGCCAAGTGCTAAGGAGTACTTGAATGACTAAGTCTAGCTTTCTTATCGAAGAACTATTGCCGTCCGAATGTAATCTGATTCAAGAACAGGCTGTCGATGGTAAATCGCTCAGCCTCGCAGGAATCTTCATGCAGGCGGATATTAAAAACCGTAATGGTCGTACGTATCCTCTTAGTGAACTTTCAGCAGCGGTCGAAAGCGCTCAGACGCGTATTCGCGAGCAAAATGGTATCATGGGTGAGCTTGATCACCCACAATCTTTGCAAATCAATTTAGACCGTGTTTCGCACGTAATCGTTGAATTGAAAATGCTAGGTTCAAACGCCTACGGAAAAGCAAAGATTCTCGAAACACCAATGGGCAACATCGCACGTGAAATTATTCGTGCTGGTGTGAAACCGGGCGTTTCCAGCCGAGGTGCCGGTAATGTAAGCGATGGCGGTGGTGTTAGTGGTTTTCAGTTCATTACTGTGGATATTGTTGCGCAGCCGTCTGCTCCGAACGCATTTCCACAAAGTGTTTACGAAAGCCTACAACTAGCACGCAACGGCAAGCAAATCGAAACCCTCGCTGAAGCTGCTCGTCACGATCCGAAAGCGCAAAAATACCTACGTGAAGAAATTTTGAAGTATCTTGCGTCGGTAAATTTTCGTAAAGGCTAAATTCAGAAAATTAGACGCGAACTAACTAGTTGATTTAGAAGGGAAAAAGAAGCGGGGAAAACGTGTTTTCCCGCCGTAATTGTGGGCACCAATAAATATTTCCCACAAGGAACAACTTGTTATCAAAGGAGAGTTTACATGGAAGAGCTGCTCAAGAAATTGCTAGAGAACGAGGTTCTAACGCCAGAAACGCGTAAAGATCTCGAATCAGCATTCAAGCAAAAGATTGATTCAGAAACCAAAAAAGCTCGTGAAGAAGCAACGGCTTCCGTCACGGCTGAACTGAACGAAAAATGGATTATCGAGCGTGATACTCTGATTGAAGCTCTCGACGCGAAGGTCAGTGAAGTTCTAAAGGAAGAACTTGCTGAACTTAAAGAAGACATCGAGCGTTTCCGCGACCTAGAAGCAGAGTACGCAGAAAAGCTCGTCGAAGCAAAAGGCGAAATGGCCAAGGACCTCAAGAAAGACGTCGATACACTTATCGAGAAGCTTGATGCATTCCTTGAAATTCGTCTTGCAAAAGAACTTACAGAACTACGCGAAGACATTGCATCCGAGAAGAAGAAGCAATTCGGTAAGAAGGTTTTCGAAGCGTTCGTTGAAGAATTCAAGAAGCACTATGCTGCAGATGATTCCGTTGAAGGCAAGCTCAATGAGACCGAACAGCGTCTAGATGACGCTCTGAAGGCTCTCGAAGACGCAGAGAAGAAAATTGCTAAGATGGAACGCGGCAAGAAGCTTGACGAAGTTCTCAAACCTCTATCGGGCCGTTCGAAAGAGGTAATGGAAGCCATCCTAAAGAATGTGGACACACCTCTACTTGAAGATGCATACAAGACATACATTGGTCGTGTCTTGAAAGAAACTGTCGTTGAAGAGCCTAAGAAAGACGAAAAGGCTGGCGACAAGAAAACTTCAGAGAAGGAAACTAAAGTACTAGCTGAAGGCAAGAAAGAAGAGAAGAAACTAAACGGCAAAGTAGTATCCGGCGACGACAAAGAGAAGATCACAGAGGGTGAGAAGCTCGAACAGCAGCCAGGCAAGATCTCGGAAGAGAAAAAGCAACAGCTGCGCCGTCTCGCAGGTATCCCTTCTTAATTAGTTAGTACAAGGAGCAATATAATGAATGAACTTTTTGAAAATTGGAGTGAAGTCAAGGAAGCTCTTCTTGATGGTCTGACAGCCGATCAGAAAAAGATCGTAGGTCCAGTCCTCGAGAACGAAAAAGACTATCTGCTTGCAGAAACAGCAGCAGCTGGTGCAGTCCAGGCTCACGACATCGCAGGTTTCCGCAAGATCCTGATCCCGATGATTCGTCGTATTCTTCCAGGCACAATTGCAACCGAAATCGTTGGCGTTCAGCCAATGCAAGGTCCAGTTGGTCTGGTTTACACGATGCGTTATCGTTACGGTGAGAGCGTCACGGTTCCGGGTGCACCAACAGCCGACAACCCATGGTCGCCAAACCCAGCAGGAAACTTTGGTAACGTCACAGCAGGCGATGAAATGTTTGGTAACAACCCTGTCCTACGTCAGTTCTATTCTGGCGCAGCAGGTGCAGTAGTTGGTACACCGTTGGCACAGCCAGCAGGTGCATCAGGTATCACAAACGCAGCAGCTGACGAAGCTGACATCCAAGGCGCAGCATCACGTGGTGCATGGCCATCCAGCATCCCATCGTGGGACACATCATTCTTCGGTCCATACGGCCCGGATGCAATTGGTAAGTCCTACGCAGGTCGTCTGTATGGTGGTTCCGGCTCCTTCATCGAAGGTTCTGGTGGCCGTACAGTCAAGCTGGAAGTTATCAGCCAGGCTGTTGAAGCAGGTACACGTAAGCTACAAGCTGGTTGGACAATCGAAGCAATGCAAGACCTTAAGGCACAGCATGGTCTGGATCTTGAGTCTGAGTTGTCACAGGTTGTTTCAGCAGAAATCGTACAGGAAATCGATTCCGAAATCCTGACAGACCTTCTGGCCCTCGCAGGTACAGTTGGTGTATACGACTACGCAACAATCGGCCTTGGCCCACAGTATCAGCCAGCCTACCTAGGCGATCGTTTTGCTAACCTCGGTATCGTTATCAACGCAGTTGCTAATGAAATCGCTCGCAAGACACGTCGTGGTCCAGGTAACTTCATCGTTGTATCGCCAATGGTCGTTTCGATCCTTCAGAGCGCAGCTAAGTCGGTGTTCGCACCTGCAGTCGCTGGCAGCTTCAAGGGTCCAAACAACACAATGTTGGTTGGTACACTGAACGGTACAATCAAGGTTTACAGCTACCTGTGGAACCAAGTTTCAGGCCTTTCAGCAGCAACAAACGACGTCATCCTAGTTGGTTACAAGGGTGGCAACGGCGAGACAGACACTGGTTACTTCTACTGCCCATACATCCCACTGATGTCAAGTGGTGTTGTTATCAACCCAGTAACGTTCCAGCCAGTCGTTTCGATGATGACACGCTATGGTAAGACAGCGTTCACCCAGACAGAAACGAGTTTGGGTAATTCGGCTGACTACTACGGCAAGGTGAATGTTCTGAACTTCCAGTTTGCTTAATAGTAAACCTCGTAAAACCCCGCGGAAACGCGGGGTTTTACTTTCTCTAGTAGGTAATCCAACAGACTTGTACAGCGTTGAAATATTCTCATAAATAACGGTAGAATACTTTATATTTTTGGAGAACGCTATGCCCCAAGAAGGTGAACTAGATGATAGCTATCCTGCGACGCTTGAACAGGAAAACAGAATTAAGTTGTTAGAACCATTCTCAGGTGCTAAACAACATCATTCAATGCAATGTTTAACATGCCACCATACATGGACGGCTACACCAATTTCCAAACGTCAAACATATAAGAAATACGGTGTTGGTGGATGCCCTATGTGTAATAAAGCTCGTAAAAAAGAAGCAACGCAGCAAATACAGCAAATTCACCTAGATAAAATGGCCAATCTTGGAGTTGTTATTGTGGGTGAATATTCAGCATTGAGATCAACGACACAAAAAATAAAATTCAAGAACATTATATGTGGTCATGAATTTGAGACATATCCTGGAAATGTTATAGAATTACAAACTAAATGTACTGTGTGTGGAAAAAGAGATAGAACGTCTACAATCACCGCTTGGTCGAAAGCAAATTCCGCTAAATGGCGTAAAACAGCTTCTGAGTGGCAGAAGTATAAAGCTGATGTTTCATCATTGACGTCTCAAACGTACCGAAAATACAAGAAGCATATCAATCCGAAGAATCTCCCCAAAGGTAAGGCAGGAACCGAAGGAGCATATCATCTTGATCATATCGTTCCAAAACGATTTTGTTTTGATAACCAAATCCCCCCAGTAGTTTGTGCTGACAAAAGTAACCTGCAAATGATTGGATGGCGTGAAAATGTTGGTTCGCGCAATCACCTAAAAGGAACAATCCCTCCTGTTTTCTATCCACATCTTTCCGCTCACGATCGTTTGAAATCATACAGAGACACTTTGACTGTCGATGACTACAAACCATTTTATAAGTTAGGTGATACCATCGTTGATCTCTATAGCGAACAATACAACCATGCGATCGTCTTGATTCCTTTGGACCGTTCTCAATCAAATAGCAAAACAGCACTTCATTCCAAAAAAGCACTCGACGCACAGGGGATAACAACAACAATCGTCTTTGAGGATGAACTGGCAAACATTAACTTGATACGAAGTAAACTGTTACACAGAACACGCGTTAATGGTGTCGAACGAATTCATGCACGACAATGTGACATACGAATGTGTATCCCACAAGAAAAAGCTGCTTTGCTAAATGCTCATCATAACCAAGGAAATGACAACGCCCAAATTGCGTATGGTGCCTACTACGCAGATGCTATAATTGCAGTTATGACATTTTCAACACCGCGAGCTGGCATAGGTAAACATAATAAGAAACAGAAAGGAACGTTTGAGCTTGTACGGTTCGCCACGGACACTAATTATCGTATTCCAGGAATAGCTTCGAAATTATTGAAGCATTTCCAAAACAACAACACGTGGAAGGAAATTTACAGCTATGCTGACCGTCGTTGGAGTGTTGGTAACTTGTATGAAAAGCTTGGCCTCAAACTTGAAAAAATCAACCCACCTGATTACTTTTACGTCGTTGACAATAAGAGGAAACATCGTTGGAATTACCGCAAAGACATCATTAAGAACACATTGCCAAATTATGATGCTGGTCTAACGGAATATCAAAACATGGAAAACCATGGTTTCTATCGTGTTTGGGACTGTGGAACGCTCAAGTTTGTTCTCAAAAACAAGCAAGATCCACAAGAGTGTTGTCCCAGCAATTTTCGAGCAGTATAATTCGATAAATACAAGATGAAAATTAATGAGATTTTTGCTGCTGATCCACGTAAGGCAACCTACGTTTTTTGCAATCACGAATTACGTATTATGTGAATCGAATCGACGATCACATAACGATGCATTATCCGGACGATAGAATGTACCTTTTGACCGACATTAAGTACGATCTACAACGAGCGATACAACTACAAAAACCCGCTGGCCTAGAGCGGTTTCAAATACTCCTGCAAAAAGACGAAGAGCTTCGGCAATTAGTCGATCAGTACAAAGAAACCGTCGAACAGCAGCGCTTACTCAAAAAGGGACTGAAACCGTAGGAGTGTTCTTTTCTCTGAATAAATACTGATTTACCGGAGAAAAAGTGTGAAAATCACCGCACTTGAAAACAGCATTCGCACACATTAATCGGATTATAACTCAATATTGTCAAGGCAAATCATCATGAAAATATTCGAAGTTATTCCGGCTGGCGACATTTCGTCAACTCTGCAGAAGAAACTTGATCACGCTAAGCCAGAGTATAAATTGTTGCTTCGAGTAACACGGGGATATACTTTCGAACGAGATCGTATTAATCGTCTCGTTGGTCGTGAACCAGAATGGCGTGATGACGAAGGAAACGCTCTGGCGGATCGTTATTGGTGGTGGTTTCATGTTAATGAAACCGACGAAGCGGAAGGCGCTCATTTCCGCCTCAAAAATGCTATACGCACATGGCCAGAGGCGGGTGTATTTTTGTATAAGATAAATCATCTTTCTGGCGCATGGTATGAGGTAGAGGACTAGAATATGAGCTATAAAGCATATCCCGGCCTCAACCCAGTCTATTTTAAGCTCGAGATAACTTTTGCTGATGTTCTTGTCGCCAGATTTCCGGAAGTGTTCAATTTTCAGAAACTCGCCGAAGTTGTTGGGCGCGAAACATATAGACAAGACATTCTTTCACAGGGAATTGCTCGTTCGGTTTCATGGGTATTCCAACCAGTTGAGTATGATTTAGCTCGAGCACAACAATTTCGTTTGCAACATTACTTCCGTCGGCATCTATCCACGCCGTATAGTATTACCTTGCGTGGTTATGATGGACACGGGTTTGGTGTGGGAGATTCCGAATGAAATTGTTTGAAATATACACGCAAGACGAGCAAATCGAAGCAGCATTTTTCCGATATTTTCATTACGAAAAAGCATTCATCAAGCTGTGGGGTGAAATGGCGGATGCGGCTCATACACACTATCGAGACCCAGCAGAAGTACGCTCAAAGAACATCTACGGCCTAATTCAGGAACATCCGCAAGACTTTATAGTTAAACAGAAGACCGATTGTTGTAAAGAATTTAATGACCATTATAAGCTTTATGGGGGGAAACAGGTCCTGCCAGTGCATTCGCTTGTGTCTAGTTTTTGGAAGCTTTGGACTCCAAATAAATTAGACCGGCTTCAAGCTCTTTGGCATCGATTGGATGATTTTTCCGCGCCGTACTGTGAAAAGTGGGGCACCAAATGAAACTGTTTGAAATCAGCAACAAAAAAGCGGCAATACTTTTCCGGTATTTTCATTATGAAAAAGACATGGAGAAACTGTTCACAGAAATGAACGTAGCAGCAAGCAAGGCGTCTCACCTTCCGGATGATTTCATTCCTGACGGCGCGTGTGTTCCTTGTGAGGAATTGGAGGCTGCTTACAACAGAGAAGGTGGAAAATATACGATTCCATTCTTTGGTGGGAATTGGCAGGGTACCGATCCGCGGGCGAAGCCTGGGGAACCGGTTCCACTTTATCTTTGGAAACATTGGGACCCGACGAAATTACAACAACTGCGCGCTGTTTGGAATCGCCTCAATGCACTAATAACAGCATATTGTCAAGAGGGCAGAAAGTTTTAGGGGAACGATAAATATCTGCTATGGACCTCTCATTCAAACAATATCTGGATAGCAAGCAAGAACTTCGGAAAGCGATCGAGAATACGCCCGTATCGATTACCGAGCATGAGGTCCGTAAATACTGTTCGATCGCTGTGGGAGACAGTAAAGAAGAGGCAAGAATTGTTGGGTTGAAGCCAAAACAAAAGCTGGTTGTGGAGTGGCGCTACGATGTTCTAGAAGATCCAACGATAGTCCACATCAAGTTTCAGAAGGTACAAGCATTAGATGAGACGGAACAATTTTCAATGTTCTGGACATCAAAGAAGTTAAAGAAGTGGTTAGCACGACACACAAAAGAGTCAGCCGGCGTTATTACGTAAAGGAAAATTTTATGGCTAAGAAACAAAAGAAGAACCAAATTCCTTTGGTTATGAAAGTTCGCAAAATCAAGCGAATGATGGATATGTACAAACCATACGGCATGATCAAAGAGGCAGAAGTGTCAGAGCGTAAGCGTGATGAACGTCTTGGCCTTTGCGAACAAGCATTGATTAAAATGTTTAAGGAAAATGCTCCTCAGGCAGCATCAAACCTTACACAGATCCTTCAGGCAGCAACGAATTTGGCGAAAAATGGAAAGCCACCTGCTGCTGTTCCTGGACACGAACAGCAAATGGTTGACATCCTGAGTGGACTTCAAGCAATCGAAAAATCCGGCGGTGGAGTAAGTCCGTTGAAAGCTGCTTACGATCAAGTTAAAGCCAAGAATAAAGGACTTTCGCCTGATCAAGCGGCGATCGATGCCATTGCGGCAATTGGTCGTTCAGCGACATCGCCCGAAGTTCAGCAATTTAAGCAGGCCGTGTCGCAAGTTC